CCTATTTCACAAGATACAATGTATGCTATACTTAATAATGATCAAGTAGTTACAAATAATCCATCTATGTACACTGACTATGGTGATGAAGTACTAAGTATTTCTAATAAAGATATCAGTGACATGGTTGACGGAACATTAGAAGTTACATATGCTTCTAGTTCCTTTGAAGTAAAAGAAAACGAGATTGCTCCTATTGATGTATCTAGAATTCGTGGTATCATTACTGGAGAAATTGAACCTGAATCAGAACCAATGATTGACATCACTGGATATGGATATAATGAACAAAAGGGTGCAATACTAAAAGAAGATTCTGTAATTACAGATTATATCAACGATCGTGCAGTTACAGGTAAGAAATTATTCACTAGTGAGCAACCTAATAAAGTACTTGCAGTTACTGATGCGAATACTGACCCAGTATGGACAAATATAACTGGAGAAATGGTTGAAAAAGAAACTTTAACCCCTGATTTATTCAAGGATTCTGAAGATCCAAATACAGTTATTTCTATGAATAAAGAAACTGGTAAAGTTGATTGGGTTAAAGTTAATTCTGAAATGATTGAAAATGAAAGTATTAATGATGATAAGATTCAAATGAATTCTATCAAAGGTAATAAGATTCAAGATTTTTCAATCGGTGCTCAGAAACTTGCTAATGAAGAAATGATCAATACAGTTCATATTCTAGATAATGCTATCGATAATAGTAAAATTAGAAATGAATCTGTAACAGAAGAAAAGATTGCAGATAAATCTATTTCTATGAGTAAAATGCAAGATGAATCCATCAATGGAGATAAACTTGTTCAAGAAATTGAATTACCTGCATATACAACAGTTAAAAAGCATTCTGATCTTGAAAGAAGAGCTATTAGAAATACTATTATTTCTTATAGAAGACCTACCGATGGACAGAATGGTGATATCTGGTTCCGTTATTCATAAAGGAAGGAGGGGTTTAAAATGATTTTAGAATTAAATGATTCAACTCAACTTGAAGTAATTCGCATTCTTGGAGGTCCTCGAATAATCAATGGAATTACAAGAGACACATTATCCATTGAAATAGATCCTTCCTATATGGATCTCAAAGAACTTACATCTATATTTAATAATCCTGGCAAAACTAATCATCTTTATTCATATATGAATTATGAAAATGAATCCAATGTAAAAACACTAATTGCAGAAGGATATAATATTTTTATATCTAGTAGAACTGAAACTAGAAAAGTTGATAAAATGCCAGGATTTATTTCACAGGATGAGTTTGAAAATATTCATGTGATAAATATTGCTCAATTGACATATGAAGAGTATCAATTATATTTAAATGGTAACTGGATACCTCCTAATATTTCAAATTAAAGGAGGTATCTAAAAATGTCAGTTCCTGTCAATATAAATAACATATGGAGAGAAGTAGATAATCCACAGACATGTATTAATGGTATATGGAGAGATACAGAACAATGGATGAACATAAATGGTATATGGCGAAGAGATACTCCAAAGAAGACTTTTAAAGCTGAAGATATTATGAGTTTTCGTATGGTTTATTTACTGAACAAACAAATTCATCATCCAATGTATCCTGAATTAGAATTTAATGAAGATCTTGAAAATATTTTACAAATTCATTATGATAAAGAAGAAAATCTTAACACAAAAACTTTATTATTTGAATATTCTAAAGATAAATATGAGGTGGAAGGTAATTTTCTTTTCATAGGAAGATTATATGCAATACTTTCGGATGGATCTTCTATTTCTATTTCAGATATTAATGATAATCCAATGAGTTGTGAGTTTGATAATATTGCAATAAATATTTCAGGATATACCGTTTATGAATCATATGGTCCATATGTAACTGGATGGAATAGAATGTTTAAGAAAAATGATAATTTACCTCAATATGAGATAAACAGTGAACGTAATGTATCAAAATTTTCTTCAATGATTTTATTACCATCATATCGTAGAGATTCAGATTTTTATCCAGTAGCTGCAATAGGTATTGCTCGTAATATGTCCGATCCTAATCATAATATGGTAGGTTCATACGGATTATTAGAACACACCATCGAATCAATAACTGTAAATGGAAAGCATCTACCTTTCAAAATAGAAGTTTATAAGTAATTGATTAGGAGGAGTCAATTGACTCCTCCTAATCTTGTTTATATATTATCGCATTAATTATGGACGAAATATAAACTCGTTTCTAAATTACTATTATTTACTTACTTATAGAAAGGATAAAATAATATGGAAGAAAAAAGAAAATTAATACTAGCAATTGACTTTAATAACGTGGCATTTGCTAGTTATTATGGACAACACTTAGTCAACTCTAAGGGTATCAATGTTAATGCAATTAAAGGGTTTTTCTTTAAATTAAAAATGTTAAAAGAAACTTTTGAGCCAGACTTTATTGTATTCGCTAATGATATTAGTAGAAAACGTACATTTAGAAGGAAGATGTATCCAGGATACAAAGCACAACGTAAAAAACATGATCAAGATATTATAGATCAAATGAGATACATATCTCAATTAATTGCTCTATTAGGATTTCAAACTTTGAATAATGAACTTTATGAAGCTGATGATGTATTGGGTATGATTTCACGTTTAGGTGAAGACAATGATATGGATGTTATAATTATTTCTTCAGATAAAGATATGTATCAACTTGTAACAGATCATACTTTTATTCAGTCACCTAGAAATAGTGATTTCGTTGATAAAGATTTTATGAGAGAAAAATATAATCTCACTCCAGAACAATGGATTGAATTAAAGATTTTACAAGGGGATCGTTCTGATAATATTATTGGCATTCATGGAATTGGAGAAAGAACTGCATTAGAATTAATGAATAAATTTGGATCTTTAGAATCTATTTATAGAAGACTTACTGAGATTAAAATGAAAATTCGAGAAAGATTAATAGCCGGAGAAAAAGACATAGAATTTACTAGAAAACTGGTAACCATTGTAACTGACTATAAACTTTTAGATCTTTCTGTCGATATGTTATATCGTACAGAACCATTTCCAGATGAGCTATATGATGTAATACATGAATTAGAATTATACTCATTGATAGATGTAATGCGTTTCTCATTACTTCCACAAAGATTAGATAAAATTGAGGTGAAATAAAAATGTTAAAAGTAAAATTTATACAATGTAAATATGAAGTATTAGAAAGTAGAATTAATGAATTCTTATTAAAAATACAAGAAGATTCTAGATACAATGTAGAAATTGTAGATATAAAATTTAATTCTCTCATTCATCCACAATATAGAGATGATAATAGAGAAGTGCTCATAATTTATAAACTAACAGAAGTAAATGATGAACTACCTGAGATTGTTCAAAAGGTTACAAATGCAATCGTATAAAGTCAAGACAGAAACTTAATTATAGAAAGGAGTGTTTAACTTTATGGCTATTACAGGTTATATGGAATCTTCATTAGTACACTCTGAAGTATTTAATGGAGATGGAAGTGGATCCAGTGGAATAAATCACATGGATAAAAGTAGAACTACATTAGACAAAGCTATTGATCTAATTAAAACTGCTAAACACCTCACAAATGAGGATATTGAAGCAGCATATATTGCTGTCAAGCAGATTAGTGATTCTCTAACAAGAGCTGCAATGAAAGCATTTGATGAAGAAAGAGTAGTTTTAATCTACAATAACGTTCAATCATTATCATTAACACAAGCAATTCCATTCATTACACTTAAAACAAAACGAGGATTTGTAACATACGTGTTTGTTGATAAGTACATTCAGGTTTCCAGAGATGGTGTATTATCAATGCAAGCACCTGTATTGAGAGATCTTTTAACTGGTGCATTGATTGCAAATGGATTAAAGAATAATTATGCTAATCTTGCAAGAAATCAATATCTACAGAAAATTCTGATGGAAATTTACACAAAGTTCTTTACGAGAATTATTAACAGACAATTTTCTGTAGCTGCAGATAAGATCACATTCGATACTATTCAATATTGGATTAATAGATTTTTCTTAGAGAATATCTTTGAATCTAATGATACTGCAGAAAATATTAATACAATTTCAAAAGCTCATATTAAATATCTTGATGAAATGAGAGCTAATGAAATTGTTCATGAATATGATAATGCAAATCCTCACAAGGTCAGTGAATTAATTGATTTACTTAAAACAGCTTCTCCTCGTATGAGATCTGCACACTTAGGAACTTTACTAAATGATTGGATCAATTATTATTATATTCCTTCTACACTTGCAGTTGATAACATTGAATACTTGATTTTCATGTGTATTACTCTTCTAGCTGGTAACAATATTATCAATATTTCTGCTTCAGATGTTGTAAAAGAAACTAAGAATATTAAAAGTTTCAGAGGGGAACTACTGAAGTTAATATGATAATCAGAGGAGGTTATTAACATGATCAATCAAGTATTACGAGGAAATTTTACAATTCCTGATGAACTTGCTAGAGAATTATCTGAATTACTAACAAAGGAAACAATCCGTACGAGAGTATTAACACAGGTAGCAGATGATCCTAATAAATTTGAGAAGCTTGAAGAATCTCTTATTCCGATTACTTCTAAAATTGAAGCTATCAAATACAGAATCACAAATGAGTTTGTTCCTGAACATTTTAGATTTTCTCAATATGTCTGGAATTATGATGGATATGAAGTTTCCGGAAATTCAATTCAAGTATATGAAATGATGTAAAGATGATTAAGAGAGGAGCTATATAGCTCCTCTCTTAAATGTTATGCTTTATCGATTACCAGAATGACTTGATTATTTTTTATCGATATCCCAAATGTAGACGTATTCAATTTTAGACTATCGTCCCTATTATCTCTAGTGATGTTATTACGAATAGAATTTTGTTTTAATTCATATTCTTCATATCCAACATAAAACATTTCATGAATCGGAATTACATTAGAATGAAAATAGTGTTGAGCAGCTTCATGTACATCATAATCAATTGGATCAACTTGTATATATTTTACTTCACTTATTCTTCCCATATTTATTCATCCTTCCTAATAATAAATGATTCACGTTCCTCTTCTCTATTAGAAGGATGAGGACACTTATATCCTTCAGCTGTAGGGTTATTTTCAGGTCCAATGGTAGTATTAGCTTTACTCATTAAGAATGTTATACAAGAACCAGAGCAATCAGATATACAGAAAGTGTCACAATTTGCAAAGCATTGTTGATTACATGAAGAATCACACCACCATCCGCACATTACTGAACAACTGGTACATCCATTTTCACAATGTACACTACAAACTCCAATACACATTCCAACACATGAGAAGCATAATGAAGAACATCCGCCACATTCTTCACTACAAGACTGAACACAATTATTTTCACAAGAATGTTCACACTTCTCACTACACGTGATTTCACAAGCAGCATCACAACCAGAAGAACATACGGAAGAACAATACCCACATCCAAATCCACAGGTATTGACACATGTTGTACATTGATCTGAACATTGATTAGAACACATAGCTGAACAACTAGAACTCATACAATTGATTCTACAATTAGCTTCACAAGCTCCAGCAGCTTCAATACCACAAATTGATCTACATCCTATACCAACACAATTTTTATTACAGCCATGCTGACAAGTAGATGTACAACCGCCTTTTGTGCTACAACCTGTACATCCTATTGAATCGGTTTGTCCTTCACAATAAGATTCACAAGTTCCTGTACATCCTGTACAACCATCTTTACATCCACTAGCACAACCACTTCCACAATTTGTAGAACATTCGAATGTACAATTGTCAGTACATGTTTCTTTACATGCATGCCAACAAGTTGTCACACATTGTCCTTCACATGTCCCAGAACAATTTCCAATACAGTTTAATGTACATCCAGAAGAACATCCTCTGCCTTTACCAGTTTTATATGAAGTACCTTCTTCAGCTGTATTATTAATACAACCACCAGTACAGGCAGTTGAACATGCTGTGTTACAAGAGATAAAACAATTACCCATACATCCAGCATCCCAACAAGTTGTCTTTTTATTAGGATAAAATTGACAACTATATGAACATCCTTGACATGAATATGTTTCTGCTTGGATTTCATTTTTTGCAGGTACACCATTAGTGCCACCAGATGTTGTTATTTTAATAGCTTTTGCTCCAGCAGTTACACAAGCATATCCAGAAATGTTTTCACATTTAGTTTTGCAAGATGTATAACATAAAGTACTACAACCTGTGCAAGCATTACCACATGAAGAAGTACAAGCATTACCACATCGACTCCAACATGTTGAAGAACAAGATTCTGAACATTGATCATCACAAGTAACGCTACATAGACCAGTACAAGCAACCTGACAAGTACTTGGAGATCCTTTAAATACTGGACGAGATTTATATTCTTTACCTTGGACTGGATTTCTAGGATTTGGTCCAAAAGAAGAAGTTGGTATTCCTCCTTCAGTAACATAAACCTTTTCTGTTTTACGTTGATTATTATGTATTTTCCAATCTCGTCTACTTTGTGGAGTATATCCTCTGTTATAAGGATGAAAATCACCATCTCCTGGTTCTGCCCCATAATCATCAAAGAAATTATTAGGACCTAAACCATCATGGGTGTTTAATTCTTCTCCATCATATTCTCCGGATTTCATTACAGCAATTCCATTTTCAATATCGTAATGAACTTCGTGAATATTACTAGGATAATTTCCGTCTAAATGATCGTTAGCTCCATTATTAGGATCATTCTTTGAATATTCACCTACAATATATTCATGTAATTTATCTTTTTCAGCACTTGTTAGTACTTCTTCTATTCCAGATGGATCTCTATAAGCAAGACCTGGGATTTCATCTCTACCATAAAAAAGATTGATATCTTTTATTTTAGATAAACCAACCAAAAAGTTTCTCATTTCATCTGCATCCATTTTAGCTGCAGATGTATTTGGAACTGTTGAAATAAATTCACTATCATCACCTGATGGACTATCTCCATGATTTTGATAATGAATATTTTTAGTCCTTTCAATAGATCCCTCAGAAGGATTATTGATTGTATATGTTTTATCATCAACTGAAACTCGTTGACCGATATCAGGTAATGACATTGGAGATGATTTATCTTCTCCAACAGATGGTGTTGTTAGCGGATCCCACCAAGAAAATGTACTTCTTCTCTGTATTTCCTGATTTAATCGGTGTTTTAATTCAGTGAATTCTTGATTTGAATAAAGATCTTTATTCATATTAACACCTCCACGATAGAAATCAATAATTAAATAGTCGTTTTCATTCATAATTTTCTAATTACAGATAATTAATCCTGGGAAATAAACTGGATAAAACAAAAGTAAATCATGAAAGGAGTCTTTAATATGGCTAAAATTAATGAATGTATTGCTGCTGGTGATACTGCCGGTGCAGCAAATGAATTGTTTAATGCTTTGCATTATCTTTTCAACAGTGTACCTGGAATTCAGATCACTCGTGAGGAATTCAAACAGATTGTTCCTGAGCTTGTAGCTAAAATGGAAGATCCTGAAGCTGAAGCATCTGAAGAAAAAGAAGGTCCTGGTAATGACATCGATGTAGTTGCAGCTCGTGCAGCTCTTAAAGTAACATTCGAAGGTCCTGAAGATCTAACAGTTCCTGATCCTGTAGAAAGAATGTTCAATGTTGGCGGTGAATACACGTATGCACCTCCTAGTTTCGTAGGTTATACTGCTGATCAGACTTTATTGACTGGTGATATGGTAGCTGAAGGCGTTGAAGTTACTGTAACTTATACTAAGGATGCAGAAGATGAAGACGCTGGTACCGATGCAGGTGCAGAAGATTCTAATGAATCTGAAGAACCTGCAGAAGATGGTACAGAAACAACTGAACCTGATACAACTGCTTAATTATCATAAGTTAGTGTATAAACACAGGAGAGGGAAATCCCTCTCCTGTGTATCATTTTATCTTTCCATCTTTATGATCATTGCATATGCTTCAAGTTTTTTCAAATAATCAAGTTCTTCTTCATCTATTACTAAGAGAGCCCATTTATCTGGAACATTATTTTTTCTTACATCGAGATTATATTCTGGATGTTTGATTAATAATGCATTCCAGTAAAATACATTAGCTAACGCCTCAGCAATCATTTGGATACAGATGAAGTTTGTTCTCTTATTAGGAGTACCAAATACTGTATGTCCTAATGCTAAACAAGAAGCACAATCATTTGAAATTGGACATTCATAACAGATGTCATTGTTTTGTGCACGTCGTGTAATTCTATCTAACATTCTAATGATATCAGATCCTTCTTCTCGTCCATGAATACCTGTATCGACAGTTCCAATACAAAGATCTTTTACATTATTACCAACAGAAGATGGCATGTAACGAATACATGGATAAAACTGTCCATTAGGTCTCATAGCAAGCATGGAACCGGCACCTCCACAAAATGATCCATCCTGTTCTTTAGGCATCACGTCTTCTTGACGTTCATTAAATATGGCTATATAAAGATGATCTAAATCATTCTCTAATATATACTCAGCTAATTTCTTTAACTGATAATATTCAATTCGTGCAGTCTCTTGGTTCCAACCCTCTTCGAAAATGCAGTTAATATTAATAACTGTCATTCCGTTGTTAATAAAGTTTACGACTGAATCAAATAGATATGAAATATTAGATGGAGCCAAAGTCATCTTAGAATTTCTCTCTGGTGTAAAATGTTTATTATAATGATTCAGTGCACATATATCAATATCATAACTTCCTTCTCCATTTGGTTGAACTCTACAAGCATCATGTAATTCTTTATTTCCATCAATGGAAATATTGAATGAAATTTGTGAAGAATATTCTTTAAAAAAATCTTGAACTTCTTTATCGAAATATTGCATACCATTAGAACATATTGAAAGTCTATGAAGAGTAAACCAAGGATGATTTAATTCGTAACATCTATCAAGAAAATATTCATAAATCTTTCTTGTAAGATTAATTTCAAGCAAAGGTTCGCCACCAATAAACTCCATAATGATGGCAGGAGAATTATATTGATTAATATATCCATATTGATCAGTCAATAAATTATCAATAAACTTCTTTGCAGTTTCAAAACTCATTCTCATTTCTGATTTATTAAACTGATAACAATTATGAACTAATAATCTTCCAATAGCGTAAGTATGTTCAGTTGTTTCCAAATTATACACTGTACATTTTTCTTTAATATTTTCAAGTTTAAATCCACCAATGTATTGCGTTTTATAGTAATGATATGAATTTGAGATTTTATTCATTATAAATGATGGATTTTTAAAATTCGTAGAATAAAAATCATATGGATCTATTGAAGATATCAAAATTTTATCCGTTGATCTTAACATATTTACAGGTATCCATCCACGTCTCTCTGTTTTTACAGGATGCTCACCAGTAATACAAATAGGTTCTTTTAAAGCTCTATGAGATATCTTAAAATAACCATTTGTTTCCCTTTTGAAAACATGTGTAACTTCAGATTCTCGTAATGTATGTTCTTTACCAACAGGATGATGTTCATCTACTGCCAATACTTTATCACCTACTTGGATATCTTCAATATTTTTCATTGAATAATCTGGTAATGTAACTTTGGTACCATCTGGAACACAATACGTACAGTTCAGTGAACAACGTTCTCCTGTCTGAAAAGTAAAGTTGTGGCAGAATACATCTCCATCAGCTCCAACACCAATCTTGTCCTGATGTTTATTTTCAAATAGTTCTGGATATGCTTTAGCAATTCCATCATTGTATGAATCAGTATAAAATCTAAAGTATTCGTTTGGAAACATATTAAATACTTCATTATCTGGAAAAGCTGAATCTACATATTCAATATATTCTTTACTATCTGAAATTAATATCATTTTAAACTTTACATAATTCGGATCCATCTTCACATCATGAGCAAGAATATCAACAATATTGTCAAGTTTAAATGGTTCAGGAATTGTTATAATCTGAGCTAAGAAGTTAAAGAGAAATTCACCAAAGCATTTTCTTAACTGGATTGCAATATTAGTAAATTTCTCTTGTAATTCTGGAATCTTATCAAGATCTCTTTTATGCTTAGTCATATATTTAATTCTAAATAAAATTCCATCTAAATCTAAAGAATATCTATCCAGACGGTGGTCTCCAAATATATCAAGCATATACTTTTCAAATTGTGTTTTGTACAATACACAATCTTTTTCTAACTTAAAATGTTGCATATTTAATCCCTCCAAAATGAGAATAATTAATAAAATAGTAAAGTATGGAGAGGCTTATGATAAGCCTCTCCATACCATTATTCATTTACGGTCATTACTAACGTTGAATCAACTATATTAAAGAAAATACTTTCCAAGTATTGATCAATTGCAGTATCTGATGAATTTAAAATCAAATACCCGTCTTTATCAATTTCAATATCAGGTTCACTATACTGAGTCTCATCATAAGTTGCTATTAATGAACCATCTTGAATGGTTAATGTAATAGGAGCTTCACTCATGATTTCCTCAGCAATTATTTCTTCATAGATATCCTTTAGTATTGACTTCATTTCAGGAGAAGATGTTAAATACTGAGCAATAAAATCTTTAATATATGGCTGAAAAACTTCTACAAGATATGTCAAAGGAATCTCTCTAACCGTGTTACCTTGAGAATCTTCAACATTGCCAAATATAGTATTGTAAGATCCTCTCATATTTTCAGCAGATACTGCCTTTTCTCCCATATGACGATATTGAATTGCCCTGTTTAGAATGTGTTGAGAATGGACTGAGTTGTCTTCTATTTCATTTTCAGTTACCTTTTCAAGAAATGCGAGTTTATTAATACCAGTAACTTTAATATCAGGAGACATTGTAGATATATCGTTATTTATATAATATCGAATGGTTCCATTCTCTGTTCCTGATAATATCTGAATACTATTAATGAATGAAAATTCATCGATTTCATCCTTCGTATAGTAATTAGCAATCTTTCCATGTCCAATATTTACAATATCAATATCTTCAGTTGTAAGAATTAATCGTCCATTTACAATTTCGAAGTTACAATTTTCAACCAAGAATTCAGAAAGAGTTCCATCATCTGCTTCTAGTATCAATTCACCATTTTCATCAATATATAGAATAGGATCAGGATATCTTTCATCATATTCAACAGTTAATTCTCCTAGTTCATTAATATTGAAATTGATTATTGCAGTGGATTCAAATAATACTGAATTAACAATTTCAGAAATACCTTTATTCATATTTCCTTCATTGATTAATGTTTCAGCTATATTAGTTGTATTTAGAGATAAACCATCATCTGTGTTAATAAAATAAGATTCATCAAATTTTGCATACGTATCAAATGTAGAAATATCCCAAGAATAAGTTGTATTATCAGGATTTATTCGACAAATGGCAATCTCATCATTATTATTTAATCCTCTACGAATGAAATATGCTTTACGGTAAGTCTTAATACTTGCAGATGGCAAATCATCTCTTGATCTAATAACGATAATATCATCTATCCAGTTTTCTATTGTAGTGATCTCAGATCTTAAAGTATTAGCTACGGATGTTACATAATCTACAACTGCTCTTACGGATGGATATCGTTTATGATCAACATTTTCAAAATCAAATACTTTATTCAATACATCTTCTTTTTTATCAAATAAAGGTGAATGTGCTCCTTCATCTGCATAATGTTGATCCAAAATTCTAAGAGCAATAGAAATTCTTTCTTCAACATCATTGTGAATATTTTTAACAGAATAATCAATATCCTTGATTAAATTTCTAATATCTTGATGAGATGTTTGATCATTTTCATGTTTCAAGATATATTGAGAGATATAATTTCCAATCTCATTATTTCGATTAATGTGTTCAAAAGTTATTCCATGAGGATTATTTGAGTCTCTAATATGGTCATATAAATCACTTAAATCTACTTCATATTTGAATCCTTTTAGAAGTTCCATCACTGCAAGACGTTGAGGTTTTGATAATGGTTTTTCATTATCAGATGTATTATCAACATTTTCTAAACCTAAATGTTTCGCATTAATAATTACATCTCCATTCATTCCATTAACAGTTGTGACTGGAAATGTAATATTGCCAATTCCCCCAGTAAGAATATCATGTCTTAATTCTTCTAAAATAGTTCTCAGTGTTTTATTTGTAGGAGATAAGTTATCATATACCTGATCTAATATAGTAGGTGGCCATATACCTTTAGATCTAGACCCATAAGGATTGTTTTCATCCTCAAGGATATAAAGTTCACGCATTAGGTTTGTATTATCTGACATAATCCTGAAGCCTCCTTATGTTTATTACGATATATCTTTATTAATTCCGTTCTACCATATACGTTTATGGTAATGCTAAGATGATATATTATACGAATAAGAAGATTAATAATTATCTTCAAAACACATATAAGGAGGTAAATAATATGTTATTAGTAAAACCAGAAAACGTAGTATACGAAACCCAATATGACATAGTAGATTATGTTACAAAAGGTCTACCACCTAGTAGAAAAAATCTGAATCGAGTTATGGCAACTGTATACCAACCTCATTCTTCAGAATCTCTACAAGAGAAAGCTCCTGATGTAATTGCAATTTCTACGGATTTGTTCCCTTCGAATAACAATGACGAATTTGGTTTAATGTTAAATCGTGTATACGAGAATAACGTTAGAAATCGTAACTTCGCTATTGCTGGAATTGTTGGAGCATTTGCGTTGGGAATCTTTGTAGGTGGAAGTTGTCATAAATCAAAAGATAAAGATGACGATAGATGAATAAAAAATAATGGTGGGTATAACGCCCACCATTATTTTTTATTCATCTTTATTATATTCTTCTGCTTCATCTAACATTGTTGCATATAAATCGCAATTGTTAGATTCTTTACATCTCATACATAACGAAACTGTTGTAAGTTTATTTTCATTATATGTACAAGGAAATTTTAATTCATCTCGGTGTTCGTTCATATGTTTTCACCTTTCTTTTTATTCATACAAGCGGGCAATATATTCTCTAAGAGAATACGTAGGTATTTCATCTACAAGATATGGAATTGTTGATCCGTTTTTAAAAGCTTGGATCTGGTATGTTCCATTTCGACCATCGTAAATTTTAATTTGTTTTCTTCTCCCTTTTACGATAATACCTTCCGCAGTTCCTCTGGTACGAATAGGTTCTGTTTTGAAAAATTCTTTTAGAATTTCGATATCGTGTGCGTCCATAAACAATAAACCTCCTTTGATTTATTGTTTATGATTTTATTACTCTATTGGAATTCCAGTTATTTCAGACCATTTTTCAGCATCTCTCATTACTTTATTTGGATATTTGGTATCTCCTGTGTAATGACCTGCATTGTAACAATTAAGAGCAGAAATCCAGTCTTCATACTTTTTATAATGTGATGATAGATATTCGAATCCGTCATGGATTTGTTGTTGAGTAGAAGTACTTGTGTCAAAATATTTTGGATGTAGTTGCATCAAACCATAACATCCACTAGATGATACTGCAGTTGTATTAAAATCAGATTCGACATCTATAAGACCTAAAGCAATAGGTATTGGTATACCAAAGTTTTCACAATTATTAATTACTGCTTCTAAATCTCCTTCACTTAATGGAACTTCACTAAAGTTATATGATAATTCTGGAGTTGTTTCTTCCTCGATAACTTCATCAACTATAGTTTTCTCCATTATGGACATTTCCTCAGATTCAGAAGCGATTTCCACTACAGGTGGTGTTTCAATAATTTCTACTGGTTCAGAAATTTCTTCTACTATTGAACTTTCATATGTAATACTTCCAGACATTGATAAAAGTATTGTAACAGTTTCAATGGCAGGTTCCTCAGTTAGTGTATTAATATTAGTATATTCAACACCGTTATATTCAATATTATTTCCAGCAGCATTTACAACCATTGCAGTATGCTGAGTTACATTTGAATATATTGGTCCATATACAAGTATAAATGTCATAATAAAATGGACCATTAGTATTATCATTAAACGTCTCATAAAATTATTTTGATTATCAATATACATCGGATTGTCCTCCTAAAATAGTTTTTATTAAAAAAACGCCTTATAAATTTCACCATTGCTCATATAGAGCAACTTTTATCATTTTAGTATATTCATGTAACTAAAAATAATTTTATAAAACAATTAATGTCAATATTACATGAAACAAATAATACAGAGGATCCCATGAATGGGATCCTCTGTATTTTAATGATGCTGATTAATTACTGATTTACTACCTTACCATTTACATCCTTACGAACCTTTGTGGAAAGATGCTGAGGTACAGGACTCTTAACACGAACCTGAATAGAATCCTGAGTTGTAATTGTAGCTGTACCAAGATTTTCCTGAGTCTTAGGATCACGAATCTGTACATCCTTAACCTTACCAGGATTATTAGCAAGATAGATACTACCTACCATCTTTTCCTGAGTAGGAAGATCAAACTTCTTACCGCATGCAAGCTGCTGCATTACAATCTGAGGAATAGCCTTTGCAAGTCCGTTTGTAACAATCTCACAATTGTTAAGTACATCAGCTTCAGACTTCTGAGGATACTTAGCCTTGTCAAGAGTCTTCTTCAAGTCATCTCTAATCATTTCACTGATAGAGAGTTCTCCATTGGCCTTACCATCCTTGCCATAAGTAGTAACCTTGAATGTAGTATCATTAACCATTGCATTTACAAGATCACTAAATCCTGCCTGAGAGAAGCTGCCTTTGCCTGTAAGAATGTCATTAACTTTGTCGCTACCTTTTACCTTGCTTAGTGTTTCGTTTACCGTCTTCATGGGTAAATCCTCCTTTAATATAATATTTTTGCAAATCACCAGTTGCTACACAACTTTACCCTCATAGTAGATAATCAAATAACTTTTAATTTATCAATACAAAGGTGAAAGTTATATATTTTACCAGTCATTTAGTCTATAATATATAAATGAGAAATGTGTAAAGGTAGGGATTATCCCTACCTTTACACATTTGATAGACTTTAAAGGAGGTTAATGCTTCTTGACTTCTTTTTGATATTCTTTACTGAGATCAAGAATCATTTCATATTCCTTCGTGAGTTCATCAATTTCATCTGACACGGAGTTGAATCGATTCTTCAAATCCTCAGAAGCTTTCATGGTTTCATCTGTAGGTGTTACATCACCACCTGCATTGGTGTTTTTCATGATATATAAATTAGTGTCAAGAATGAGAATCATAATTTCATGAATTAATGTTTCACGTTCTGTCTCCTTTTTTGTTAATTTTTGTTTAAGTGCTTTTTCTCGTTCAATGAATAATGTTTGTTCATCGATTTTACTAATCACTTTATCTTGTTTCTTTTGTATCAATAATGTGATCACAGAAAAAACACCTGTTATTATTGCAATAATAACTGTTGATAGATATTGATCCACAATGCATCAGTCCTCCTTCCTATGGTTGAATATCTATTACATTATTCTCGTTGGTGAATGATTTTTTGAACTTCTTCATTCAATTTCTTGTAAGTATTTGTTAATCCATGATATCTCCAATATATTGCACTCACCAACGCTATGAAGGAAAGAATGATAGTTGCATATGAAACAATGTTAAATGCATTTAACATGTTTTTCATGGAAATATCTGTATTATATACTAACAAATAGGATGTATCATCAAAATGTATCCATTGATAATTAACTATCATATTTGAACCCATTGAACTGAGATTTATGTATCCATATTCATTTCTTTCAAATATATCCCACCAGTTTTGTAATCCATCAATATCATTATATAGATTGAAAATATCCCCAAGAATAATTTGTGATATTTCATTTTGATTTTCATCATATAATGTGATAAATTGAGTTGCATCTAGAGGGAATTCTATAATTGGCCATCCTTGTTCAGCAAACACTCGTGCATCTTCAGAATTATGAAGAATAGCAATATTAACAGTATCTGGTGAAACACTAAGAAATGTATTATGGTGTACCATATTCTCATATAGATTCATATACATTAAACCAAGTATGATTGCAATCATCAGAAATACTTCATAACGTATCCATTTGAATTTATCTTTAAAATTGAATTTCGGTTTATTAATCTTCATACAAATATCTCCCCTCGATGAAATTTTAATGTTTTCTATTAACCTCATCTATAGCATTGCTAGATATTTGTTTATAGTGATTAATTTTGGCATTGTATTCTTTCAGATGTAGTCTAATTAGTAATGCAAATACCAGAATAAGTACTAGATAACATACTAGTGAAAATACCCATATGTTTTCTACATTATCTTTCGTACTATAGACAATTACAAGTCTATCTTCTCCGACATCATTTGTCACCCATTGAAAATAAACTTCTTCTTCATAATCATCATGGTTAATTGATGTTTGACCCTCTTTGTTACTACTTAGAATCTCAATCATTTCTGAGTATTGTGTAATATCAGTGTCATGTTCATGATAACCTTGATCAAATTGAATTGCAAACATTAATTCAAATTCATCATTATACATTTCAATCATTTTACACCCATCAGGTCGGTATTTAATAATTTCACTTTCGAGTTCTTGACTTTCTGGGAATTCAAGACCCTCTTTAATGAACATTGCTTCAGTACCTGCTTGTTCTAATTGAGCAATTTTAGTAGTAGTGTAACTATTGAGGAATATGATACAGATTGCAATTGATAAAATTAGAATCGTTTCAATATTTATAAACGATTTATTTTTTGGACGTGTCATATCTTCTCATCTCCTTTTCTTTATTTTTGTAACAATCAGGATATTCCTTTATTCAAACGTTAACCACTTTTTATTGAATAAATGACAAAAGGAATGGGGCTAAAACAGCCCCATTCCTTTATATTATCTTGCATAAAGACGATAAATACCTTCAATTGAATCTCCTTCAGCTAATGCAATAACTGGACGAGTATATTTAGTAAAAATTCTTAATGATTCATAATCATCTTCTTCTGAGTTGTACCAACCAGATACAAGAGCCAATTCACTTACTCTAGGAGTACTATCTGTAGTGGTAAAGAAACCTCTACAATCATTTTCATCAATAGAAAAATTCATTTCTACATATGATTCAATCGCTGCACTAGATGTAGAGGAAAATACTGTATCATCAACAATTTCCATTTCACCATTACGATTAGTAACCCAAACATGAACAATATGAGGATCTGGATTATCAAATTTCTTTACATAATATGAAGTGATAATATTTGAGTTATTACTATAAAGATCTGATTTGCCAAAATATTTACCTCTTGGAAATGGATAACCATCATTGCTCATTCTAAATGGAATAGGTCTATACAAAGATCTATTTTTATAATCAGGAGCAATAGGAGTGATATTGTCTTCTCTACATCCACCGTCACCAATCATGAAACCAAATACAAAATTCATCGCAGAAATGTTAATTCCACCGTTTTTTGGAAGATTTTCTGTTCCCCCAATATTAGTTTCAGCATTGTAGTGGATAGATTTATATCTACCTCTTGGAACACCAATTTTCATTTGAGGAGCTTCATCATTGAGATCTCCTACTCGTAAAGTAGTATTCTGATCTAATCCAATATTGAACAGTTTATCGAAGGCAAATTGATAACCCCCAATAGGAACAATATTTTCACTTCTAAATAGTTCCTTTTCAAATTCTGATCTCACTGCTGGGTTACCATATGGATCAGTATAATGAACATCATGACGTCCGATACCAAAAATAACTTCACCACGTAATCCGCCAATTTGCTTGTCATCGATTGTAGATACTTTATCTTTCATTCGAATTAATTTAGACATTTTATCTCATTCCTTTCTATGTTACTTTATATTTAACTTAAGTTAATCAATAGTATTATTTATCCCCTAATTTAAAGGAGGTTTATTGTTTATGGCTATAAAAGAATTAGTTAATGAAAAAGAAGACTCTGTATTTCTTTGTAAATATAATGTACCAATGTTAATACTTGCTAAAGGTACTGAAAAATTTGAATTAGATTTCACTAATATTTTATCAATTGAAAAACTCGATGATTTCGAATTTAATATTAGATCCATATTAAAGGTCAAACTACGTATGGATACTAAACATAAATTGTGGGTCATCAAAAATAAAAGAGAAATCACTGTAAAATTTGCGTTAGATAAACTTGGTCTTGACAGAGAAGCTGAGACCATTATAACAGGACCAGAAGAGGTTTGGAACATAGAATTTAGTATCTATTTAAATGATGACGATGAGTCTATTGACACAAAGTCTATGGAACAAACTGAGGAAATGGATACTGGTACTGAATATAATTCTAATGATCTCGAAGGAGAAGATTATTTCACATCTCAAGAGGCTTTTGATATATATCTATTCAATCCAAAAATATTAAATGCTTCAAATAAAACTTTTAATAAAGTATTTACTTCTGCACCACTTCAAGATATTGTAGGTGAATTACTTACAGAAACTGGACATAAAAAAGTTTTAATGAGTCCAATTGAAAATGACGAGGTATATCAAGAATTATTAGTTCCATCTAATCCTGCATATAAAGGATTGATATACTTAGATCAATATTATGGACTATATAAGTTTGGAGCTTCAATATTTTATGATTTGAATAAACTTTATATCATCAATACCAATGGTAAAGTTACTGCTAAAGAAAAAGATGAGTGGACTGAAACAACTTTCCTTATTCCAGTGCGTGATAAAGCTACACCAGGTAATGGTATGGTACGTAAACCAGAAGAAAAAGTTTTCTATATTGATATACCTGAAGAAAATGTTAGTCCACAAAAACCATCTATTTCTAAAAATGCAGAAATGGGTAGTGAAGCTAAAGTAGTTATTACTGATGATATTACTATTGACACAGCTTCTGCTGATCAGTCTTTTATGAATCAACGAAATGAGTATATTCGTTATACACGTAAAGATGACAATAAGTATACACCATCTATTTTACAAGCTCGTATGGAAGAAAATGAATGTGTAATTTATATCAGTGGAGAAAATTTAGATATAAATGCATTCACTTTAAATAAAACATACAAATTAGTATTCGAAGAAGCCTCTAAACAACGAGAATACGGTTCATTTACTTACCGTATTGCATATGCGTATCATTTTATAATGGCAGAGTCTGGTCAGTATATGAAATCATCACACCAAATAGTTCTGAAGAAATGTTCTAAACAAAATTAAATTACTAATGTCATAGAACGTTTCGCTCGTGAAATAGCATTGTATAATAATCTTCGTTGTGTTTCTTCATCATACTCTTCATTGTTATCAGCAATGACAGTAACTTTATCCCAATGAGATAATCTACTAAGAGATGTTGATAAAGCATATGCATATTGTAATTCAATATATTCATCTGGTTTTTGTTGCCTGGACGGGGTCATTACCCCGTTCAGGTAATGTCTGTCCATCATTAACTCAGTAAATGGTTCATGATAAAATTCAGTCTTGAAATCAATAGGTACGAATCTAGTGATTTCAGCATGTTTATTACATTTACTAATAGTTCCAACAGTTCCTTTTGTCAGATAAACTTTAATTTTCTTCTCATCTTCATTGACCAGTTTATGAGCATACATGTTGTTCATAACAATTACTCTTTCACCAGCTATATTCTTAGTATCCTTTAAATGCATTACTTTTTCTCTATAAATAGTATTCATAGTTTTACTAAGTTCATCACTCAAAGTAATTACCATTTCTGAAGATTTTAAATTATAAAGATTTAATTGCTTTCGTGGAACTACTGATACTGTATCATAGTTACCTAAATCAATTCTATCTCCTCGTAATACTTTATTTGCAAAATATACAATCGGATTACGAATAAGATCAGCATTCAATTCATTTAATATTATATTAGGCTCTCGTATATAAGTAAATGAATCTGGGGATGGTATTAAAGCTGGATCTCTTATAAGAATCACAGGCAATCCGAACGATCCTAAATCTCTTAATGTCTCATGGTTCATTAATACTGAATCGAATACGATTATTAGTTTATATTTTTCATCAATCTTTTTACGTACTTCTTTTTTCCATGTATATTCGATTTCATTTGAGTTAGGATTGATTACCGGCAATGAATCTAAATTCACAACTCTGTGATACTTATATATTATTCCATTAAGATAGTACGCATGATAACGTTTTGCAGCAAGTTCCAATACTTGTTTTTGGTCATAACTTAGGTACATTATTTCCCTTGGATCAAATCCAAAATCATCAATGAATCTCTGGACAATCTGCCATACTCCTGTTCCAATAACTCCAGATATTTCAATAAATTGATGATTATATTTACGATACCACTGTTCTAAATGTGTAAGACCTAAATATTGATCCATTGTGATATTCATAACATTCACCTTCTTTCTTTGACTTAAATTATATTATGACGTTTGCTTTACTATCTTGAATAAATTTTATAACATAGGAGGGCTATTTATATGAGCACATCAAAACATGAAGTGATTACATTATGCGGAAGCAGAAGATTCTTCGATACTATTATGAAAGAATATAATCGACTTCAAAAAGAATTTAAAATTGTTTTTACACCAAACTTCTCTTTCAATAAAGAAGACATTGAAAAATTTACAGATGAAGAAATTCAATATCTCCATGATGTTCATGATAAGAAAATTGATATGAGCGATATTGTATATGTAATTGATGTCGGTGGTTATATTGGTGATGATACTCGCAGAGAAGTTGAATATGCTAAAGCTAAAGGCAAAATTATTCACTTTTATTCTACTGCATTTTATTCATAATAAAGGAGGATTATTAGTTATGGCTGCTATTACACATGTTGGAAACAAACTTCTCATCACAAGAGGTAAATACAGAGGATGTATTGGGGAAATTAAAGAAATCAAACAGCTTCCTTGTGGTTTAATTGACTATGATATGATCATTGATGATAGTGATGAAGATTCTGAAAATAAATTAATTATAACCGTACAATCTGAAGATTGTAGAGAATATTGTCCAGGTAGTATTAATCTTGAAGCTCCATTTGATATCACTAACTATCTCAGTGTACAAGAAATGAAGAGTATTGCTAAAAGAATATTCGAATGTAAGATTGAAACATTTGTTGATGAAATCCTTCAAAACAGAATTGATTATGGTCACGGCAGTATTACTCAACAGATTCTGTATGAAGTTGTAAAAGATTATGCCAATAGATTAGGTGACAAATATCAAGAAGATTTCTTAGTAATCTTTAAGAAAGTTATCAATATGGAATTACCTGCAGTGAATGACGAAGATCAAAAATCATTTGCACGTTCAATTCAATGGTCTTTGGAAACAGTCGCAAATAATTATATCAAAGAACATCCAGAAGAAATTTCTGAACTAGTGAAACATGGGGTTTTTGAATGTGCTAGATCTTATACTGAAAAAGATTTCACATATACTTTATCAAAGAATATTGAGAAAGTTGTTAAAGACTCATTAGAAACATTTATGAAGTCAGAAAGTGAGGAAAAGAATGACTAATTTTGAAAGAATTACCAACTGTAGCAATCCCGAAGATTTAGTCATGATACATATGAATTTATCTCATAATGCAATTTATGCAGATGGACGTCTTCTAGATTCTTCAAATCCTGACGATATCTTATTATGGTTTAACAAAGAATCAGATGAACTTGATAGTAGAACGATATTTGATATAGAACTTCATCCATGCAGTAAGTGTGGAGTTCTTCCAACAATAAAGATGAATCTAGATAGAACTATGTATTATGAATGCGATATATGTCATAAAATGATGTATAAATTTAATACATCACCTAGAACCGAAATTGCAGCAAGAAGTATATGGAATGAAGTAAATTAAAGAGGTGATGATAATGGAAAATATAAATGATGTACAAATTTTCAGAACCTATGGAAGACTCAATAGCCATACATCTAATCAATTTCATTGTTATATCACTGAATATCTTGATTTATTCAAACCAGAAATTGAAGGAATTGATGAACATACTAAAGCCATAATGAAAACATATATGATGCATCCTGATGATATACATGTGAAAGGTGAATTCTATATTGCTTTACGTGTACCAGGTGCAACAAGAGGTCATATCAAAGTTAAACCATCTCAAGATAATAATCTGTGGGAAATTGAAGAAGTTAAACTATATGATTCTACAGCCATTGTTGGTAGAGGAAACATTGGATGTTATGAAGAAAATGTTCTCGAAAACTTAGATATATTTACAGGTAAATTTATAGACTTTATAGGATATAACCCAAAAGACATTAAAAAGAAAGGAGAATAAATATGGAAGAAATGACTTTAGAGCAAGCTAATAAAATCATAAACAAAGTAACAGATGATGGTTTAGAAAAGATTGCTTCCTATTTACATTATATCATTTATAATAGTGATGATAAACAGATTCAGGTACTTCTTGAACATTATACAGGAAAAGATGTAGATTATAGAGATACACAAGTTAAAGATTTAGATAATATTGGTAAAATGGTTTGTATATTAAATTGGTTAAAAGATAAACCAGAAACATTCAAAGAAAATGTAATTAGAGTAGCTTCCAATGATGATTTTGTAGCAGAGTTATATCGTAGAATGAATAATCAAGAAGTTCTAATGACTGTAGATTTCAAGTCTAAAGAAGCTTTTGAAGAATGGAGGTAAAATCAAAATGGTTCCATTAATAGGTAATGATTGGGATCAAGTATTAGAATCTGCATTCAAAGATAAACAAATTCAAGATCTTTTAAGATGGGTTGATAATGAACGAGATAAAGGAATTGAAGTATATCCTCCAAAAGAAGATATGTTTAATGCTTTAAAATTAACATCTTATGAGAATACAAAAGTCGTTATACTTGGACAGGATCCATATATCAATCCAGGTCAAGCACACGGTTTATCATTTTCAGTAAAACCAGGAGTTCCGATACCTCCATCATTAATGAACATATTTAAAGAACTTCATAATGAACTTGGTTGTTATATTCCAAATAATGGTTGTTTAATACCATGGGCTGAACAAGGTGTGCTTCTATTAAATTCAGTATTGTCAGTTGAAAGAGGTAAGAGTCGTTCACATGACAATATTGGTTGGGAACGATTAACAGATTACATTATCTATTCATTAGGACAAAAAGATCAGAGTCTAATATTTATGTTATGGGGCAATTATGCAAGAAGAAAAGCTTCTTTAATTCAACCAAATACTCACCTAATATTAGAAGCTGCTCATCCAAGTCCACTTGCAGGAGGAGCATTCTTTGGTTGTAATCACTTTATCAAAGCGAATGAATATTTATATGAAACACAACCTCATACAATAGATTGGCAGATTCCAAATATTTAATATATAATACAAGGGAAGCATTATGCTTCCCTTGTATTATTTTTTTATTTAGATTTCAAAAGTTTCTTAATAGTGGTATCCATAGTATTGATATCAGTAGTAACATATTTTATTATGTTCCCTATAATAGATAAAACTTTGGATATCTGCTGCATAGTAGTTACAACTCTATTCTGAGCCATTACTCCTAACTTAGCAAATTCCTGGGCAAGTTGATTATCATCATATTTTTTACCAAAATCAGTTTGTATAAGTTCTAATGAACTTTTACGACTTTCGATATCTTTCATTAACTGAATTAATGTTTCATAATAAGTCCCTTGATGTTGTTTACCTTTTAGATCTGTAAATGAAATAACTCGTTTGTCGTTTCCAAAGTAAGTTTGAATAACTTCTTGATTATTCATTTCAATTACACTTTGACTAAATTTAATATTTTCTATTGTGTTATATAATGCTTCAGCCTTACGACATAATTTCATGTCATTCTGATTGATTCTAAATGAAAAAGGTTTACCGGTATCGTTTCTACGCTGTATTTTATTGAAAAATGTTCCCCACATTTCTCCTTTAGTTAATGCAGTGATTACTTCGATATAATCATCTAAGCGTCTAAGTAGAGAATTATTATACAACATTTCAAGATCATCAACGGTAATGTATAATTTAATATTACCCTTGATTTTATTAACAATATCGCTTGGAATTTGTTCAATCTTATTAATGATATCCAGGAGAGCTTTAGGTATTTTTGTAATTGTTTTAATGATAAACCAAATAGTTTTTGTACCAAGGGTAATACATTTCATCATTAAATCCCAGCCAGTTTTAACTAACCCACCGCCGGCGTCAGTTAATTGTCCATATACTTTTATAGTTTCTCTAGCTGTATCTTTAGTATTCTTCGCAATTCTAGACATCTTTTTACGCATTCCAAACTCTTCATCTTCAACTTTTTCTAAAAAAGTTTTTGGAGATCCGTATTCATCTAAAAAATTCAGTGCATAAGAGAATTCTAGAAATTCTTTTTTACCGAATATCTCATCAATAATATTATCACATAAATTGAGAGATAAAATATTATTTGTATCCATTTTATACATCCTTTCTTAAAATATTTGAATATTTAATTTTCGAGTTCACTTATATATTCTATAGTTAGAAGGAGGTTGAAGTTTATGCGTTGTCAAGACAGATATGAGGAGTATAAAGATACTTCATTAGATTCAATTATATCTCAGATTAAAACAGGTAGAATTAAATGTGGTAGATATTCACATTTAGTAAAAATTGATAAGAATGTCAAAATGAGCGGAAAGGAGTTTTTAACAAATGGAAAAGACGACAGTAAGAGCAAATAGTGATAATGATCTAAAATATCGACTTTCTATGGAAATGAAAGAAGAGGAAGAAAAGAAAAAGATCAAAGATAATTCAATCACTGAAACAAAAAATAATAAACAGACAGAACTTGAATATTTCACTGAGTAACCATTAACACGGATTGGGGTTTATATAAACCCCAATCCTTTCTTTTATATGAGGAGAGAAGAATTATGGATAATGATTATTTAAATCATAAAACTAATAAAGAGAAAATAATAAATGATTTAATTTTACCTGCTGTAATAAGGGTACGAAATAAATTACTAGCTGAAAATCCTGATAATTTAAAACTAACTGGATTATGTGATAGAGCTTCAAAATTATTTGAATACGAATTTTATCAACAATTAGACGAACACTGGCAATATCAGTGTTTCAAAATAAAAATAAAAATTGTACATGGTGAACAAAAACACACTCCTGTATTAAAATCAAATAAATGGTTCTATGAACATACATGGGTTGAATTAAGTATGCTCGGATATCACTTTCATATAGATCCTACATCTAGTCAATTCCAACATTTTTACAAAGATATTCCAAATTTTTATATCAGTACGAAGAAACCAAAATGGTATTATCCAGATAAAAAGAATCCATGTTATAGTAATAAAATAACACAATTCATCAATGATAATATTAAAATTCCATATGAATGTAGAAGAATAAGATGTATTGAATATTTCCAATATGTTATATGGGGTACTATAAGTGATAAAATCCACTCATTGGTTTATAATAAAAGATAAGGAGTGGTGTTAACACCACTCCTTATCTTTTATTTTTTTATTAATTTGGAACATATGATTCTACAAAGTCTTTCCATCCTTCGAGATCAGCAGTTTTTGTTTGAATTCGTTCAAATGATTTTCTATTTCTCATAAGAATATCATCTTCTTCACTCCAACGTCCAGTACCAGGTTCTCCACTAAACCATACAGAGGAATGACCATTAGGATCTAACGGAGTTCCATTCTTAGATAATTTCACTTCATCTACTAATCGCATTGAGCCCATTCTTGATTCTCTTGTTTCAGCTAAGAATCCTTCTCCTGAAACCATTCGTAGAATTTCCGATCTATCTTTCATTATGATATGATGAGTTATTCTTCGTTCTGTATCATAAAATCCGAACTGAGAATCATAACCTTTCTGATCAATTGTAGAGAAATGTACCAAGAATTGAACATTATCAAACATCTTGAACATATTTGAATTACCACCGACATCTATCTTATCATCAAAAACATATTTTAGACCAGTCTTAGCAATTTGAACTAATTTTGATTTAAAATGTTTAATTAATGTAATCAATGGTTTGAAGAAAAGTTCTTCGCCTAATACCGACTGTTCAAAATACTTCAAATGTACATTCAATCCAGTTTCGATAGCCATAACAATAGTCATGATATCATTCATCCAAGCATCTTTATTTCTATTGAATCTATCATCTTTCATTAGAAGATTATAAAGATTTTCATTTTTTCTATAAAGAGCCTCAAAATATGTTTTTGGTTGAGTAGCTAGACCATTTGTATCCATAATAATTTTATCAATTAATATATCTTTATAGATACCGCTATTTCTAATAGTAGCTGGTAATTTTTCTTTATCAGAATAATATTTACCATGACTATTCAATATAGGTGTATATACTTGGAAATATCCGTTTTTTAAAGCTTTATCATCTAATTGACTTATCAATGAAATAGCTTTATCAACAGCTTGTTTATTCACTTCCCAACCAATTTCAGCATCTTCATAATCCATAAAGACCCTAGTGCCGTCCGGATTAGTTAAAGTTAAGAGATTATCAGAATTCAGGATATCATGAAAATATAAATATCCTCTATCATCAACTTTACCGTCAGGAGTATCAAGTGTTATATGAATATACCAATCGATATTTTCCGTCAATGATAAAAATGGATAATGATACCTGCTATTATTTACAGATGCATTATATTCAGTAACACTTACAGCTTTTCCATCAATTGATCTAGGATAGAAATGTTTAAAAGCTAATAAATCTTCATCACTTAAATTATATTTCTTTTTGATAGTTTCAATTGGCATTTCAAAATCATCAAGAAATTTATTTCGAGAAAAATCATATGTATATAAAGCTCTGTAGATACTTTCATATTCCACATATTCTTCTCGTATAGTAGATGAAGATATTTTCTCTTGTAGCCATTCTCTCATTGGATACATTACATCATTAAAGATTCTATTAATATCATCGATATTATTCATTGATAAATTATCAAGAAATTTCATAATTCTATTTTTATCAACATATCGAGTAGTATTTAGAAATTCAATAAATGAATCTATATCTAAATCAAAGTTAAAACCAGCTGTAGCTAACAATTTATCAGTTTCTGTATTAATTAATCCTGATAATCCATTCGTCATACATGTTGCACATATCACGAATAAAATCAGATCATAAACTGAAATCATTTCTTTACCAAATAATTCAGGAACTTCAATATTGAATTCATCTGTCAATGTTTTATTATCCAGAATCATTCTCGTAAAATAAATTGACTCAAAAACATATTTCATCTGATGCACTACAGATTCAATCATTATATATTTAGAATCAGTTAATGTGTATGCACTTTCTTTAAGAATTTTCTGAACATCTGGTAAATCCCACCATGTAGGATCTTTATCGATAATTGAATGATAATCAAATATATGTGCCTTACCAGAAGCAATGGTTTCATATGGATTATCATCTTTCAAATCAAGCTGTAAAAAGTACGGATTTACACTTGATAAAGCAGCATTATTATTTTCAGAATCGAATTCTTGTCCTTTCATAAGCATCAACTTACTAATTGTCACATCCTGATATCCAAGAATTCTCATTAGATCATAATAAACATCTTCAGTACCTTTATTCCGTACGAGTTTTAAGATATTAGCTGCAAGATCTCGTCTAACATCTTGTGTTAGCAATAAAGATTCTGGAATTCCATACATTGAGAGAATTGTGTGTAAAACAGCATCATCAAGATATTTATGATTATTTACAGATTCCAAAGCTTTGTTTCCAATTTGTAATAAAGCAAATGAAATAATTAAAACACCCATAAAGGTACGATAGTTTACATGAGTTTCTTCCAATTTGGAATTATATAATACTACCATTACATACTCACGATAATCTGTATACAATGATGCAAATGCTGATAATACGTTTGGATTGATATCTGCTCTATTTGAAGGATATCTTATAATATCAAAATCTTTAGCTTTTCTTGCTGTATAAATATCAATTTTATATCTGCCAAGATACTTCAAGTATTCTTTTTCTGGATTATTTTTTAAAACATTCTGATACTCTTCTGTATTCATGTAATTATTTTGAATATAAACATTCATTTCATGAACTGGAATATTTTCTACATGAAGTTTTTCTCGCAATTCTTCACTCATGTAAATATAATCAGATTCAGGAGTTTCAAAAGGTGGTAAACCACTAAGCTTTCTATAATAATCGTTCTGTTCTACATATTGATTCAAGAAAGCTTCTCTGCCTTTAATTAGAAGATTCTCTCTATATTTTAATGGAACATTGAATGGATTATTTATGAAATAATTATATTCAAGAGTCTTAATGTTATTTGATATTTCTTGAAACATTGCCTTTGTCCACCATTTTTTGTAGGTGATATAATTATCATTTTTAACAATAGCATTCATCCAAACTTCTGCCATACCTTTACTAAGTTCAGTTTCAGCAGCCTTTGCAGCTGCTAGATCTTTAAATTCAGTAAAATCAAGAATCTTTTTTATATCTACAAATAAGTTTTGAAGTGGTCCATTTTGTTTAGTTGATTTACTCACAGTGAATCACCTCCTTGGTTATACTTCAACTATTCTGTATACCTCATCAAATTGACCTTTTACAGTCATATCTTTTTCATTGATATTTAATTTATTAGGATCACTGGTAGGGATATTACATCCTGTAATTTCTTCACCATTATCATTACGGATAGCTGCAAAACGCATATCACCGGTATCCTTACTACGTTTTACAACGATTGTATGAGGGACATTTTCATATTCTGTAAATGTGTTAGATAACTGAGGTCCTTCCCAAGTTTCTGGATCAAATGCAGTTGCTTGATAAACAGGTACATCATTCACAGGAACTTGCTGAACTGATTGTACAGACTGTCCGTTATTTTGCATAATAGGTGCCATCATCTGAGATTGAGATCCATATACATCAGAACTTTGGATTGATGGTGTAAAGCCGACGCTACTATTTCCAAACATACTTGCAGCAATATTAGATCCCATTAGAGCTAAATCTCCAGTATCAGTAAATGTAGATCCACCAGCCAAATCAGCATCTAACTTCTTCTGTTTCATATAAAGATCAGCAATAGTTTTCTTCAAACTACCGATCTCTCGAAGCATACCAAGAGAATTAGTTCTACCACTAGTGATAGCAGAAGCTAATTCAACCATTGTTTTATTAGGAGGAGCTGCATCTTTAGTAGCAGGTCCAGCTGCATGTTGGAATCTTCTCTGTAAATCAGCAGTGAATCGATTTTGTTCTGCGACCAATGTTTTCAACATATTTAACTCAGGTTCAAATTCTTTATTATAGTTTCTCTTTTTATGTTTTTTAGGTTTACGATCGATAACAGTTCCAGTATCTTCTTCATCAATCCATTTACGATACTTTTTTTTCTTATTCTTCTTACCAGAATATTCGAGATCGTCACCAGTAAGACCAACTACAATAGTCTTCCAATTATCTAGTTCCTTTTCTCTTTTTTCTTTCTTAGTCATTTTAGTACCATCTTCTTTGGTACTCTTTTCTTCTTTTTCAGCCTTGCGTAATTCTTCTTCCATTCGTTTCTGTTCAGCTTTCGCTTCTTTTTCAATACGTCGTTTACTTAGAAGATCAGCATAAATAGAACCTATCGAAGCTCTTACGTCTTCTGAGGTTGTGTTTGTAACTTTAGCCATGTTAATTATCTCCTTTCGAGTAGTAGATTACGAATATCTAACCATTAATAAGCCTGTTTAAAAACTGATGGTTAATATTATGAATTAAAATAGAGGTGAGTGATATGAATATTTCTAAAGAAATCTATAACAGACAAATTCTAACAAATAAAGGTATTAAAAAGATATCTGAAGTAAATATCGGTGACTATGTATATGAGTGGAGAACTAGTCGACTATTAGAAATTAAAGACATCTGGATGATGAATTATGAAAATATGTATGAAATAACATACAGTGATGGTAGAGTAGAATTCTTAACTTCTAATGAAGCTTTATATTTAGATGATATTTTATCTCCTAGACATTTTCCTTCTTGTGAATGTAAAGTTACTGGAGATTTTCCATTACATTTATTTCCAGTTATTTTCGATTCAAGACATTTTAAAAGAAGTAATAATTTACATCCATACGATGCTGGTATAAATTGGTATAAAGGTCAAGATATTATCTTTGATGATTATATGTATCAGAGTTATAAAGATAGAAGACAATTCATTAGAGGAATTTTTGATACAGCTTATTCACCATATCTATCTCCAGATGAAGTATCATTATTTGATGTAAAATTTGATAAATTTAAACAGATTCAAAAATTGTTAGCTTCAATGGGAATTAAATCTAATATCTATCGTGCTAATAAAATAAATATGTGGAAATTACAAGTGGAAAGTCATTTTAAATATTATCCTGGTTTCTTTTATGAAATTGATTATATTGAAAAGATGATTGATACTGATAGAACTGTTTTAAAACTTGATCCACATTTCCAAGTAGTTGTAACAAAAGTTACTCCATTGGAAAATAACAATTGTTTTACACATAATCAAGTTCCGCATATCGTGTTAGAAAAACCAAATATGATTTATACATCTACAAATTTTCTTCCAAGAGTTAGTATATAAGAATATGAGGATGGGAAGTTCCCATCCTCATATAAATATTCTTAACTTATATATTCTGAACCTGATGAGATAAACACTTTATAAAAAGAAGGGAGCTTATTTATATGGCAACTAAAAAGAAAAACGAGACAGATGTTCTCGATAAAATTGCTGATCAGATGGATAAACGTCAAACATATAATCCTCTAATTTCAGCACTAAGAGAAAATGATAAGAAAAACCTTTTTCAAACAAATGTTACTACTGCGTTCCTAAAGACTGGTTTTCATCTGTTTGATTATTATTTTGGGTCTGTAATTAACATCCACGATGATTTAGGAAAAATTATTAAACAGGAACCTAGAGTAGGACAAGCTGCTGGTACATTTAACCTAATTATAGGCAATTCTGGGAGTGGCAAAACTACCCTAGCTGCTCAGATTGCAGCTAATATTATTAGACAGTACAAGTTCGCAAACTGTATTCATTTCGATTGTGAAAACCGTTTTGATATTTCTAGATGTGAAACTATTACACAATTACCTGCATCATTCTTTACTAATGAGAGATACATTATTCGTACAGGTGCTGTTGGTCTTGATATCATTCAGGAAATGATTGTAAAAACATATGTAACAAAAATGAGATTGAAAAATCAGATGATTGTGCCATCTGGATTTAAAGATGAATTCGGAAATGAAGTAATGATTTTTGAACCAACAATCATTATTATTGACTCCATCACCACTGTACTTAATGAAACATTTAATCCTGATAGTAATAAAGAAGCTTCTGATGCTGAAAAAATGAGAGGTAATACAGAAGGAGCTAGAGATGCTAAAACATTAAAAGGATTCTTCAAAGATATAATTCCTCTATGTAAAGAAGCAAATATTATCATATATGGAATTAATCATATTAATAGTAATATGAGTATGAACGCATTTATTCCAGTTGCTAAACAACAGAATTATTTGAAACAAGATGAAAGTATTCCTGGCGGAAAAACCATGATTTATTATCCATTTAATATCATTAAATTAACAGCTAAACCTTCTGATGATTTCACTGAAGAAGGAGATGGTATTGCAGGTCATGTTGTAATGGTTGAACCTATTAAGAGTTCTTCTAATCAATCGGGTAATAACTCTAAGGGTGTATCATTTGAAATGGTATTTAGTCATAAATATGGTTTTGATGCATTAAGAACGATGATCATGTATGGCAGGGATAATGGTTTAATTGAAGGCAATCGTTCAAGATTAAAATTCAAGGGTGACGATTCATTCACATTTACATTTAAGAATTTGAATAAAGAGAAAGATGAGAAACCTATCTGGGAATCAATTAAGAAATTTATTATTCCTACACTCACAAAACATCTATCATTTGTAGAACCTGATGAATCGGGTTTCGATAACCGTGCATTGGATTATTAAAAATAAAAAAAAATAATGGGAGCTTTTACGGCTCCCATTATTTTTTATTCATAGTATTTTGCGATACGATAGAGTTCCACAGTTGGATCAATCGGGAAAATAGAAACTCTGAACGAATGTTTCACATCATATGTCTGACTTAACTTATCATGAGCGTCATCCATATCACGAGCCCAAATAATTCCAGTTTCGAGAGAATACTGATATGGAGATACTTGGTATCCATATAAATTGAGTTTCTTGATTTCCTCTGCCAATTTCTTATCAGCAATAGCTTTCTCTTCAGCCTTCCTCTTCTCTTCCATAGCCTTGCGAGCACGCTCTTCTTCAATGTTACGACGATGAAGTTTCTTAGCATCATCGAGCATCTTAGCAGCGTTAGCATCAGTCTGTGCAGCCTTCTCAAAAGCGATCATAAATGCGGTCTTCATATAAAATTACCTCCAAATATGTAATGATTATAATGTATCCTTGCCTTGATTACATATTTAGAATATATTATATTATTATCATCATATACGATATTATTTCCCTAACGCCATCTTTTGTAAAGTTTTCTGAACAATTGATTCTACTTCAGATCTATGAACAAATTCTTCACTCAGAATATCCACAATAGAATTCATAAACGTATTCAATCCTTCTTTATCTAAAGCGATAATTTTATCCTTTGTAGTTTCTTCAATTACTTCATTAATCTTTCTTTCAGTATCTCTACTCATTTTGCGACGAATAGGTGCAAATGTACCATTTAATGACATTGATTTAGAAACTTCTTCTTTTCTATGATCTGTAGATGGAGTTATTTCTTTTTTAGGAATTTCCACAGATTGTATTTTTTCTTCTACTTTTTTAGAAACAACAGACTTCTTAGTAGCTGAATTATCAGTTACTTTAAAATTATTTTTTGATTTTGGTGGTGGAGTAGGTGTACTTTTTATAGTAGTATTACTTCCATTTACTTTGAAACTAGGCATTGTGTAATCATCTCCTTTTCATATTTTTACACTCCTGTTTATAAAATAAAAAAAATAAAAAAAATATCGGTTGGGAGACATTGCTCCCAACCGATATTACACTGTTATATGATTTATTATTCAGGGCTGCAAGTAGGTTCTTCGTTATCTTTCATATCTTCAACCTTAGTTACAAGAACAACATTAGTAGCCTGCTGTCCCTTCTTACCATTGGTGAGTTCGAACTCAACTTCATCACCGTCTTCAAAGCTAGGAACCATACGAGCTTCCTTAATTCCGCTAGCATGAACGAAATGATCATTTCCTTCACTGTCTGTAATGTATCCGTAACGCTTCTTAGGATTAAACCACTTTACCTTACCTTTGATAGTTGCCATTGTTAATTTCCTCCTTGGATGTTTTTAATGTTTATTATGTAAACGATCTCGTTATGAGATCATTATACATTACTTCTTTTTGTCGCTTCCCATAAGAATCTGACGTACATGAGGATTCTCTTTCATCTTCAATTCCTGAGGATGGAGATAAACAACGAATTCCACAATATCATCAGAGATCTTATAAACATCATGAATCTGCAAACGACCAGGAAGCATACCTGTTTCAGGATCTTCTAACATATCCTTGATTACGTTTTCTGCTGCAGCTGCAAAGAAAATCCACTTTTCACCATTTGTAGTTGTAATACGCTGAGGAGTTGAATAAGTCTTAAGATCGGAAATGTAACTCTCAGTCATACCAAGACATTCTTCCAGTTCCTCAAGATTACGATAGCTCTTTAACCATGCTTCAAGATCCTTAGTGTTATACCCATACTTCTTGATGAGATGAGTAAAGATAGAATTTTCAATTCTCAGATTATCAGCAGATTCGCCAATTTTTCCGTACCAGCCAAGATCTTCTTTCTTAACAAGAATATCTTCAGAGAATGCAATACGAAGTGAAGCATAAGAACGATGAGGTTCATTATCACGTCTACGTTTCTTTTCACAATAGCGTGGAACGATTTCCATTTTCACGTTTTTACAATAGAATTTTGCCTTCTCCATAATAAATTTCTTAAGATCTTCAGAGGTGATCTTATATACTAAGATATCACCGATTGGCTGGAGATTGCTTCGTGTTGCAGGGACTACTGTACCTGTATTAGGTACTTCTGCAGACAGATTGATTTGTTTTTTACAATTAGGGCACTGTGTTGAAAGTTTGATTGTACTCATGTAAATAATCCTCCTTGTGTTAAATTGTTATTTGCTTAGTGAAGTTCAGAATTAATTAATATTCTATCCACTTCTCTAATGTTAGAATATATAATTATCTTTATAGATCTTCAATAAGCACATCTGGGTTTAAAGTAAATAGTTCTACTAAGCTATTGTGTTTAGCTTTCAATCCAAGGTTAAGAGCAGCATGTGAAATCTGAGTTGCAAACAATCCTGCATGTTTAGCATCAAGTAAATAGAATAATTGTCCAGCACACTTTGAACAAATCTTTTCATTCTTACAAGACATTGGAGATCTCATCATTACACTCTTACCAACATAGGATCCAATGTTTTCACGTGTTAACATCTTCAGTTGAGATCCTTCTTCGATATAAGTATAAAGCATGTCATTCATATTATGTTTAGTAATATTTACAGGAATGAGATTCTTTGTGCCACAATCAGTTCCAGGTTCATCAACTTCCATCATCTGAAGTAATGCTAATAACTTTTTACCCATATAACCAGCATCAGCTGTAGCAATAGATGCAGGATACTGAGAAGCAAGAATTGAATTAGCATGAGCAGGAATATCTTTAACATTAATACCATCCATAAATGATGTATCAATAAAGTCAAACTCACCAGTGATTTTATTCATTACTGCACCCTTGATAATAGAATTGTTTTTATAGTTATTACCAAAATCAAGGTCACCAGAATCATATAGATCCATGCCGGGATCTCCTTTAAGTAATTCTTTAGCATAAGCAACTAATTCATCACTAATCTGAGTCATTACATCGATATTACCTTCAGCTAATTCTTTCTCATATTTCTTACAAAGTTCAGCTTTCTTTTTCTCAATTTCTGGTAATGGTTTAGTCATCTTTTCAGAAATAGTATGTGCAAGCATACCATTCAACCAATAACCGAGAGTATCTCTTCTGTCAAGATACATATTGAATTGCGTTCTATTAATATTATCTTCCAAATATAATTGACCTACTTTAGTATCAATATTACCAACAACTTTTTTATTCATAGTTTCATTAACGAAACCAATTTGTTCAATAATATTTGATCCTTCAAACATAAATTTGTTAGCAATGTATCTACCTATAGTAGTTTCAATTTCTTTTTGTCCTTCATAAAAATGTTTAGCAGGAATTGTAATTTTATCCCAAGTTCTATATCTTGGTGCATTTTTACCAGCTACATTTTTAACTGTGCAATCTACCATATCTGCAAATGTATCTGCTAAGAAAGTACGTGTAATATCAGAAGGACTCATTTTTAGATACATTTCAGCATCTAAAGGTCTAACAACTTTTGCTACAGGTTTTTCACCAATCTTTGTTAACTCATATAATGAGTTAAATACTTCTTTAGCTACTACTTTACTATTCGCACCAGTAATGTTTAATGCAGACATTTTACGATTCATGATTTCTTCAGCTTCCATATTTGCTTCATCAGACCAAATACCTCTTGCTGATAACACGTCACCATCATAATCTGCACCCATACCATCACAATGTGAATTTGACAGTACAAGGGTATCGATAAATTGAACTCCAACTTTATTCTGATCGATCTTGAAATCAATATCTGGGTAATATGGATATTCTTTTCCATTGAATACTAATTTAATATGATTGATTGTTGATTGAACTCTAATCTTATTAAAGTAAATACCTTTGTCAGTACCTACTGGATATCGAGACACCATTACATGACGTTTTTCACAAGCATCAACACATGCTAAATATAAAACATCTGTAATAGTCATAGCTCTATTCAACATTGTTGTACTATCATTAGGAAGAATTTGTTTACCCTTCATTACAAGAGAAGCTTTTACAGTTTTATTTCCACTAGCTTGTGGAATAATAACATCTACTGAAAGAACCCTGAATCTATTATCCGGATTTAAACAATAATCGTTTATCATCTTTCTTATATTCTTTTCAGAAAATTGAATATCAGGATCTTTAATTTGAGCAGTAAAACTTCTTTTATTTTCAATATCATAGAATGTGATCAAGTTCGGATCATTAATAATTTCTCGTGTAAAGAAATTACGTAAATATGATTCGATAAAAGGATAAAACATCGAACAACACATTGAAATTGGTACTGCAGTATGTTCAATATCAATGATATTGTCTTCAATTCGTTCATTATTATACGAAGGAGCAGAAATAACTGCACGTACACCATAGTCTACAGATTTACCAATAAGATTCTTTCTGATAAGACCTTGTTTACGAGAAATCTGTTTCTTAAAATATTCCATAATTTCTACAAGAGTATCTTGAATCTTAGTCTGTGTAGCATATTGAGTACGAGCAAATAGTCCACCCTCGCTTAATAGAGCTACTGAACGAATTAATCTTACATAAAGATCATTTAATTCATTTACGTGGTCAGATGAGTCAACTGTGCCAGCAATCATTACATCACGATATGCTGGAGGACAAACCAGCATTTTATCAATGAATACCTGATCACGAGTAATATTCATCAAAACCTTTTTATTCGTCTTATTTGCTGATTGAGATTTACTCCAATCAATTTCATTCCAATGATTATAAAGATTTTCCAGTCCTGTCCATCCATTATCAGGATCCTCGACTAACAATCCGTTCTTTACAGAATAATATTTTTGTCCTGATACAATGTAGATTATACCTCTAAAAATTCCTTTAAGAACTTTATTATAGATATGAGGATGAATGAAATGTCGTCTTAAATTGATATAAGCGAAAGTAGATCTACGATCACTCTTAGAAATACCAAAAATCTCATTTGATAAAATACCTTGAGGATCAAACATCATCTTATTTGAAAATAAACGAGGAGATGTTACCTCTTGGAGTTTATTGACAGCAATTAATCTGTCAATATCCAGAATTTCTAATCTCATTATTTAATCACCTCTCTAAAGTTTGTATTATGAACTTGGTACTTTACGTATAATGACAAAAATATGGAATGGGTGTTATTACACCCATTCCATATTTGATTAACCTACGGAATTATCAGAATGAGTAGCCATAACATTGTTCTTATATTGTCGAGTTGGACGTGTATTATTGTTTTCTACGACGTTAGAACTTTGAACTATCTGTGGTGTTGGTGATCCTTTATACTCAAAAACATGTTTTTCTATCAAAGAATCAATAATAGAATCGAGACGTTCTCTACCACCTATAATCTCTAATAGAACTCCACCCTCTTGAGTAAGACTAGGTGGAAAAGTATTTAATGTTAAATTCTTAGCTTTTTCTTTTAACATCAATCCTTCTTCATCACTAAGTCCTTCTCCTCTTTCTTTCATTCTATTAGCAATAGGCATTATTGTAGCAACAGATGCCTTTACCTGTGTTTCAATGGTATCAATCAGTTGTTTTCTGATATTTGTAGATTTTTCCATTTCTTCCATTTCATTCTTAGCAACAATACTCTTAGAGATTTTATCAAATCTATTTTTGAAAATAAGCAAAAGAGCTGTTCCTAAAGCAATGATTATTGGAATCATAATATGTTCCATAATAGCACTACCAAATGTATACCAATCCATATGTATACACCTCCTTTATATTTATTATCTAATTAGTAAATCATATCATAAAATGAAAAAAAATAATGGAGGCACAAAATTGTGCCTCCATATCAGAAAGAATATTTTATTGAATTTTATATATGTAAAGGATTTCTCCTTGTAATTCTTCATGAGATGAGTAGGTAATAGAACCTGCTCGTTTTGGAAGATCTTCCAATTTATCTACATCAACTAACCACTCAATTAGCCCAGCTTTTGTTCCTTTACAATGACTGGAAAACATATGATATTGATCAGTGTGTTTATCATCTTTTGTATCACCAGTGGTTGCAGTATACATACCAGTACTCGTAACAATTAAGAACCTCTCACCACATTTTTCAGATGATTTATAGAATGTTCCAAGAGCAATTACAAAATCATCCTTTCCGTCAATACTGAATTGATCTTCTTTTAATGAATATCTGAGCATTCCATACTCATCCACATATGCATTATCACTACGAGTTACTGCGTATGCTGAAGATGTTTCATCAGTAATGTGATGATAATCCATATAAGGCTGAAAACTTGAAAAGTCTTTATCATTGTAATATTTACTTGGCAGATCATAGTTAATTAATATTTCATGATCAAGTTTAATTTTCTTATTGCCTAACTCCTCTTCTAAAATTTCAAGATCTGTTTTAGGTCGTGTAGTAATAGGTGCTTGTGTACTAATAGGTATCTCTATATTAACGTACGAGGCATCTTTGGACAGAGGTATCTCTGTTGCTGTTGGATTAGTATAACTAGCATTTTTGATTTCCTCTGTAGTAACATTAACGATTTTTAGATCATCATTTTTAGCATTACTAATAAAACCATGTGCGATGAAAATAAGTGCAATGACAATGAGTGTAGATAGTATAAATTTGATGGTGTTAATTGTCATTCTACGACGTCTTCTCGCATTTAAACGTCTTCTTACTCTTAAATTTCTTTTGTTGTTATTCATAATGAATTCCTCCTTGGATGTTGAATATTGATAGTAATTATTTATTCTTTCTAATATAATAATATATACCCAAATAAATTATATATTCTATTAGTGTAATAACTAATACAACGGAGGTATATAATTATGATTACACAAGAAACACTATTAGAACTCAACGAGTTTATTCATGGTAATAATTTTAAATATGAATATCATATGAATCATATCCAACTTGTACGAGAATATGCATATGTACTGAATGAAAAGTTGGGAAAACCATGCGATGATGAAAAATTAGCTTTAGCAGCTTTGGCTCATGATTTATTTAAAGATAGAGCTCTTAATCCACTTGCAGGCGAAAAGAAATGGAATGAAATTATAATTCCTCAAAACAATAATTTCTATGTCAGAAAAAATCTTGATATTCTTGATACGTTTAATATTGGAGATTATTTCAATACAGATATCCAATTACATCCATTAGCTGCAGGTATATTTCTGAATAAAGAACTTGAATTAGATGATATTGAAGTATTATATCCAATATTCTTTCATTCATGTCCGATTCTTCCAGTGTACTTAGAACTTCCAGAAAATATCAGAACTATGGTAGATATCATCACCTTAAGTGATAAACTTTCATCGAATTATTTAAGGATAAATAAATTCGATAGAGCTGTCAGAATTGATTTGGATTTAGCTGTTTTCGGACCATCAGGTAAAGAGTTCAATTATACACTAGGATTACTTTTAGCAAGATTAATTTCTCAAGGTAAAAGCAATGAAAAGTATTCTAAGCTTATGACAAATTATTATTATGAAAAATTAAAGGAAGTGAATCCTTTTGTACCACGTACAGCTACAATTAATAAGTTAGGAGGTAGTAAGAAATGGCAACTAAGAAAGTCCCTAGTATTGCCGACGCAGTACTCGGATTTAAAAATGTAATGAGTAGAATTGGTTTACAAGAATATACTTACTTGAATCACGTGATTCAATCTAAAACAGCCAAAAACTTTTCAGTATTAATTATTCCAGAAAATGCATTATGGAATGCATTAATTGATGATCCTGAAATAAATTTGACAGAATTAGATATATCTAAACCAGAGAATACTGATGCTAGAGAAAAAATGTATTATGGTGAAGAATTATCAAGATCAAATGAAGGATGGATTGAAATGGATCCTGAATCTCTTCAAAAAGGCGATATAATTAATATTTCAATTCCTGGTTTTACGCATGAAATCCCAATTAATAAAACTCTGTTCGTTTTAAGATTTAAGAAAGCAGAGTTGAATAATTTTGCATATAAGGTTTATTCATCTCCTAGATTAGCCTTAGTAATAAAAAAGAAATTTGAAGGACCAGTTCCAGAGTCTGGATTTTATTTGGCAAGAGCATTTCAAATTGTATAAAAAGAAAGGTGGTCATGATCGACCACCTTTCTTTTTTTGTTTTTACAGCTTGATGTGAATTTCTTTTTGAGTAAGAGGCAACTGTCTGTGACAAATTGTACCTCTTACCCAAACAACGCGTCCATCTGCATAATGTCGTTGATGAGCTGTACGTTCCCATTCTTCAACGGTGTATTCTGCAGGTCTTCTAGATCCACTGGATTGCTTTGTCATTCTCTGAACGTATTCTTTTACCTCTTTAGCAGGTTTAAGAATTCTGGCCACTGTGTAATCTTTTTCCTCTTTCGGTGCATTAGGTGTATTTGACACCGGAACTTCCTTTTTGATAGTCTTCCTCACAACTCTTGTACGTTTAGGACGATCCTTAATAGCAACATATAGTGAAATAACTTTGTGGATCATCTTAACAGCTTCATGCGGCTCTATTGAAACTATGGGGGTCAAACTTGCGAGCTCTTCAACCGAACGAACCATCCAACTTTTATCCGAAATGATATGATATTTATCAATGTACATAATGCTGGAAACAGTATTAAAGTTCTCGATATTATTAAATGTGAGATATACAGAAGCATTCATCTTATCCGATAAAATATCAGTAATTCTAAATACTACCATGTCATCATCTTCACTCAATATATACGAGATCACTAGCTCTCTACTATTACCATCTTCAGTAGGAAAACTCATTTTAATACTATTACCATATCTCGGATCAATAAGATAATCCTTCAAGTTAAAAGTGTCTTCAATTTTATTCTCCATATATCGATTAATGAATTTCCATTCGGATTCATTTAAGTCGATAATAGGAAATAATCTTGCATCGTCATCAGAAATGAGGCCAACAGTTTCACGGATAATTTCCTGAGATTTCTGTCTTTTAGCAGCTCTATATCTAGCTTTCTCAGAAGAAAATCCAGTAATCAGGATCATCATCAGGTTGCCAACTTTATCGTCCAAAGAATAGAAATCCAAGATTTTACTAAACAATTTTAATTCCATCTTGTTATAAGGAATTTCACTTTTCTTCTCAGCAAACAATGTATCCAAAACACGATCAATGAGATTCATATGAAAATCTTTCAATCCATCGAACATAATTTTCTCAGCACATTCTCTGGCTCTTCTAGAAGCCTTAGAACTTTTATTTGCTGTATAGATACCAGTGTTTCCAACATAATGCATCTTCTTTGAGAATGTTTCTTTATTACTGATATTGAACTCGATTGCATAAAACTCAGAAACATCTGCATCATTAATAGCTAATGTAGCAATATAGGTATTTTCAGTAGTTGATTTCATAATAATAGCGTAAACACTATTGATTCCGTCAACAAGTCTAACTCTGTAATATGTATCCTCATCACATTTACGAACGAATTTACGGAATTTCGTAAACACTTTTTCTACGGAAACATCATCACATAAATCAGGATCAAATACTGTAGACGGAACTCTGCTATGTCTAACACCATCATTCAGATAACAATCGTAAACCTGTGTGCCGATTAATTTGCATAAGTGCTCATAAACATCGACTTTTTCTTCCAAACCTTTGAAAGTGAAATAATGAAACATTCCGGACTGTTTAACATCAATGAATTGGTTAAACATCAATGCTTTCAGATTTTTAGGAGCTTTCTTTACATCGTTAATGTACCCCAACTTAGCCGCTCTCCTACGTTCTTGTCTGTTCATAATATGAACCTCCTCTGTAATTATTGTATATAGAAATAAACATTGATATATTCTTTACATAATTAGAATATATAAACCTAAAGGAGGCAAAAACGATATGAATATTGATGTTTATAATACTCACATAGAATTATATCCTTATGCTAAAGATGACTATCCAGTCATTGAAGATATGTATACTGCTACAGACAAATTTTCAGGTAAAGAATTTGCTTGTGGATATACAATTGAAGATGGTAAGCTTCTACTACCTAGAGGTACCTCCATAAGTAAACTTGAATCAATCACTGGAGCTACTATAAGATATATGACTGAATCAGATCCATCTGAAAAAATGCCTAAACAACATTACAGTTTGTATGATCCTAGGGATAAGATACAAGAAGAAAGTATAAAATTCTTAAAAGGACCTGAACACCAATTAGGTCTTAACTTGAGAACAGGTGCAGGTAAGACATTCTGTGTTGCTTATGCAACTACATCATTAGGATTAAAAACTTTAATCATTACTCCTAATGAATCTTTGAAACAACAATGGATTTCTACCTATAGTAAGATGTTTGAATATAGAAATAAAAATCTTATGAATATTGCTGGTAGTGCTATTATGGATGCAATCATGGAAGATATGGTAGAAGAAGCTGATGTATATTTTGTAAACCATCAAACATTACGAAATTATATGGTACAGAATGGTGGTTATAAATTCCATCAATTCTTTAAGAAACTAAAAATTGGTATAAAGGTTTATGATGAATCTCATATGGAATTTGCCAATATACTTTTAATAGACTTTTATACAAATACTGATAGAACTTGGTATCTTACAGCAACATTTGATAGATCTGATAAAACAGAATCTGTATGTTTCAAAAGAGCATTTCAATCCGTAATTACATACGGAGAAATACAATCTAAAGAAGTTAGTAGGAAACATATCATATATCATGTGGTAAATATTAATAGCAGAATCAGTCCTAAAGATAGAGCCAAGCTCATGGGTCATCCAGGTTTTACTGCTAATAAATATGGTAGATATGCTTTCTTTGATGATCAGAATGATACTGCATATAAGACTATTTTGTCTATAATAGAAAAGACTAAAGATATGGAAGGTAAAACTTTAATATTCGTTCCATTAATTGATGCAGCTGAGGAAGTAGTTAAAAAATTAAAAAAAGATTTCCCAGAAAAGTCTTGTGCAGCTTATCATTCAAAGATTTCAAAAGATGAAAAACTTTCTGCAGAGAAAAAAGATATCATTGTATCTACTATTAAATCTTGTGGAACTGGTAAGGATATTCCAGGTTTACGTTCTGTTATATGTGTTGAACCTGTAGTAAGTAAAGTAGTAATTGAACAAACACTGGGTAGATTAAGAGAATTTGCAAAGGATAAAGATACGTACTATTGGGATCTTGTAGATAGATCTATTCCTCCACTAACATGGTGGTTTAGAGGAAGATATAAAAAGATAGAAACTCTAGTTAAACAGACAATAAATATTGATATGTAACAAAAAAGAAAGGTTGTCGATGATGACAACCTTTCTTTTTTGTTTTATCCGTTGATTAGTGCAAGAATTTCACATCCATAGATCGTAAGATTTGGATGGTAAAATAATAAATTTTCTTTTCCTTTTCGATTGGAATCGATAAGCTGTTTTGCTAGCTTGATTCTCATCTCAAAATTATCTCTGATGATAGCTCTGATTGTATTGTTTGAATAGTTAAGGAAACCCATGTTTGTTTTCATGAATTCCTCTTCAAGCCAATTCATTGTGTAATGATACTTGTGATATGACTCGTTATAACAAATAACAGCAGCATCAATAAGTTCTCTAGGTACATCCATATTTTTCATCTTTAAGAACATCGCTTTGTGAATTGCTGATACTGCAACTAAATGATTCCATTTTCTGGAGTTCTTATCGTTTACTCCGATCTGGAGATAAATATCAGCATGGATATTTCTATGTCTAATACACCAATCACTATTAGGTGCACTATGCCAGTAATCCACGTAAACTGGATCCATTGGATCAAATACTGAAGTGACAAATTCAATTGCTAAAATTCCAAAATCGGAATTAATAACAATTCCATCACTAATCGAGTTCATTCCTAACATAATCATTTCAACTGCAGTTTCAATATCAACTGGTCTATTTTCGGTTTTCATAAGTAAATCTCCCTCTCTTCAATTCTTTTCTAATTGTGTAAGTTGGTCATAAGTTTTATGGAAATCATCCATAATACTAAGTAAATCAGTTGTTCCGTCAACATCAAATTCCTGACTTATTAGGATATTGATGAGTGGCAGAAATACATCTGCCACTGGTAACATTCTAACAATACAATCTTTCATAGCCAATATAATGTTTTCAGGATTCTCATCAAAAGATATTGATGTAAATGATTCTGAGATACCTTTCACATTAATTGCTATGGCTTTTCCATTATTAATGGACATCTGAAACACTGATACAACTCTTTGAACTTCCTGATCAATCATTGATAATGACATCAATGAATTGATATAATTACTTAAACTCTGTGCATATTTTCCAGCAAGGAAAGCAGTATACTTGAAATAGAACTTTTTATCTTTGCTTTCATGCACTTGATATAATCTGCAGAATTCTTCTATATTATGCACGCTTGTCCTCCTCTTCTTTAATAACTACAAGACAATGTTTAATATACTTAATAACTGTCATTGTTTCTTCAATCTTGAAATCATCGTTGATTGCATAGAATTTAGTTGTGTAAGGATAAATAATCTTAACAGATCTAGTCATGACAGTTGTCCAGAAATCATGATTATATTTATTGGAGAAAATACCGATACCTTCAGTAACTGCACTAATTACATTTTCGATTGTCTTATGATTTTCACGCTCTGCTTTGTGACATTCTGTATTGATGTTCTTCTGTAATGTATCAATAAGCATGTAACGTTCATTGCGTTTACCGAATACATTTAATACACCATACTTATGTTCAATGATCTTCTTTGCAAGAGTATAAGTGAAATTGTAATCTCGCATAGATTCAATATAAGCAGCTGTCAATAAGTCAGTATCAGATTCATTAGCATTATTATCAGTAAGATAATTAATCAAGCAGTAACAAAGACCTCTAACAATAGCTGTTTTTCTCAAAGTTTTATCTTTTGTATTAATGATCCCAATGTAGTAATCACATTTTTTACTTCTACATGAATCCCAGAATTTAGTAGTTGAAACAACATCTGCGAACATAGAAAAGTGAGAAAGTGTTGTTGCGTTAATATCATTACGGACTTCAAAGCAGATGCGACCAAATTCTGTATCAATTAATTCTTGTTTTCTACCTGCAGCAACCATGAGATCGATAACATTGACAGCCATCTCGAAATCCATAACCTGGTTTGTAATAATATTTGTGTTCTTCATAATAGAACCCTCCTTGTGTATTTTTATAGTTTATTTGATAATTACTTTCATCATTATCTACATAGAGAATATATAGTATTATAGCGTAGATATACGATTTTTAATGATATATTATAAATGTGATAAAGATTGAAATATATCTTTACATAAATACCTTATCAACTTTATAACACCTAAGGAGGAAATTATTATGTGCAAGAACAACAAGAATGAAAAGACCAATATCCAGGAAATGCTTGAAAAGATCATCGGTAATTCTGATCACAAGGTTTTCATCATGGACAGCGAGGGTCTCCAGAAGTTTCTAAGTGAGAAATTCTCAAATATTACAGCCGATGAAGAATGCGAAGAAGAAGATTGCAAGAATGTAGAACAGAATGAAAAGATCTGCGGATGTGAGAAATGTGACTGTGAATGTGAAGCTAATAATGAGGATGAAGCTGATGATGATGAATTTTTCGACGTACTCGCACACCATATGATCGCGATGGATAAGAAGATTAATCACATTGGATACATGCTTGATCATATCGTAGAACAACTTGAAAAACTTGACATTATTATCGATGACGTCGATCTTATCGAAGATGATATTGATGAAATTTCCAATAAGATTACAGAAATTAGAATGACTCCAGCAGTTCCTAATGTAGTAATCAACACATACGGCAGAGATGACAAGCGTAAAACCAAGACAGATGAAAGTACAAAAACCGTTCACAATCATCACATCAATCACAATGTAAATGATGAGGATGATGAAGATTAATATCTAAATGATTAAACCATCAAAAGAAAGGAGGTCCATTATGGACCTCCTTTCTTTTTGTTAAGATAAGTCATATTCAATTGTTTTTTGTACAATTCTACTGATGTTAGTATTTGTATTGATTCTCAATAAGTCATCGTCAAAGATGTAATAAGCTGCTTCTTCTAATGAATGAACCAAATCTCCATATTCATTATACATTCTTACTGAGATACCATACCATTCATCCTCACTTACAATGCTATGATCTGGTATTTGTCCAGCAGCAATTTCTGCAGCCCATTCTTGATTAAGCATATCAATAATCATACTCTCAGTAATTGGTAGAAATCCGAATTGAGAAAATCTTAATGTACGTCCAGTAATTGGAACTCCTTCAATAGTAGGAACATTAATTACAGTAAACTGATACCCAGGAACATCGACATCTTTAAATTCAGTATAATCATCAATTCTTAAAAGAATATCAGCTTCTAAATCCTGATTAGGTGGGAAGTTCTTGAATTCAGGATGTTCACGTTCCACTTGTTTCCATACAGGTGTTAATAAATATTCCTGTTCTTCAGGAGTATAATTATCTCCTTCCAGATTTCCTTCAAGAGCATCGTCTAAATAAGTTGTAAAATCCCATACTCTATATGGACGTCCATATTCATTCTTTTCTACTGTTAAGAAATTATCACTAAAATATTCATTAGGATCTCTATCAATTTCAATAATTTCAAAGTTTCTTAAAGATTTCAATCCATGTAAGAATATCTTAGTTGGACTAATGATAGTTACTTCATCAAATAAAAGTCTACCATTCATCCAGAATTCAAAATATTTTTTGTTTAAAGGTTTATTAATTTTACCTTTAAGATCAATAAATCCATGACTTGGAACTCTTCTCTGTACATAAACTGACTTCATTGAATATGGAACTGCGTGTATCTCTAAGTGTTCATTTTTATTATAGAGATTCAAGAAAGTTACATCAGTACCGTGTTCACCTTGTACAACATTCATTGATGGTTTATAAGTTGATGGATTAACCAGAGGGAATCGACCTTTATCAGTCATGATATAAAGTCTATCATGTTGGATATTTACATCCGGTAGATGGAATGTTGGAAATACTTTATAACTATCTTCCACAAATGTCCATTTCTGAGAAGTCTTATTAACAATTACTTCATACTCAGTAGGTTCATCAAGATCATATTGACAAATAATTTTGAATTCTCTAGGTACTGGAGCCATTGGATTAGAAACATTATGTTGATATCCATCTCCCCATACTTCTACTTTCTGAGTTTGGAATTCTATGACAACTTTACCACACTGATACTCTGTCTGACAATCATGTTGATAAATATCAAACTCAATGGAAATATCTTCCTTTGGTGGATTAGGACAATGAAGAGGCGTAAATGTCAACATGTGTCCTTCATTTAAGAAATCAGCTGTGATAGTACCAAAGATATGAATTCCATATTCTTCATTCCAACCCCATACATTCCCGTCAGTAAAAGATTCTCCCACTTTAGAAATCAAAGATTGAATAATGACTGTTTGAGTTTCGTATCCTCTACTAACAGCTCGATCATCTTTAAAACGAACTTCAAACATTTTTGGATCCATTACATTTTCAAAACGATCTGCAGATTTGTTATAAATTTTAATATCTTCCAGATGAATTTCATTTTTGTAATGAATATAATTTGCAAGTTTAAAATTCATTTCATAACCTAATAGATTGCCATTTTCATCTTTTCCACCAATGGTGAATGTTTCTTTTTGTTCATATGGGAATAGTTTACGAATCCTCAAATCTCTACCAGTATTAATTGAATAATTCGTATTATGAGTATTTACTTCACCACAAATACTTGCAACAATTTTAAATGTAGCAGGTCTTTTAAGTTCAGCATTTCTCATTTGTGTTTCAGGTATCTTATTCAGATACAATCTCATGTTATAATCATAATATCCATCTTCTAAGAATGTTAGTCTAAAACCATAATCATTCTTTTCAGAATCATTTCGAACTTCCAATTTCCAACGATTTTCATCATAAAGATCTTCCCATCTTTGTTCGGTGAAGTTATAAACTGAAAGATCATCAATTGTTAAATCGTGAATATAAGAACCTTCATGAACTCGTGGAGTTACAACTCTTTGAATCTTTTCATCTCTAATATCTCTTTGTACAATTCGATACAGAGTCGATTCCCTCCATTTATCAGATGGATACTGAGCCTTTAATGTAGGAAAATCTGGATAGAAATCAACTTTCATCCAATCAATATCAAAATAATTCCATTTATAATCAGCAATCTCTGGTTCATCATATATTATATAACCACTAACTACAAATGTTCTTACTCGATATATCATTCGATGTCCTTCATGTGTTTCATCATTTTCAACTATAACAGTTTTTCCCACAGAAGTTTCAGGCCATTCATCAATGTGTTTAGGAATACTTGCATAAGTTTGGACAGTTATATCTCCACTAATCATAGCATAATTATTAATAATTTTATCATTAATATCAGTAATATCTGAACTCACTAAGCAAGTATCCATATATGCACCAGGATTTTCTACTCCTTCAATATTACCATAAATGAGATCCCTAACTTTTGTAAAATCAATAGCTTTAATAATCTCACCATCAACTGTAACTGTCGGAGTACCTTTTGGTACATATGTTCCTTCAATCATTCCAATTACATCTTCATCAGGTATTCCTTCTATTGATTTTCCATGTACCTCAAAAGGTCCTGGTTCAGATGCATCAATTGAACCATCTACTAGATCAGCTATATACTCTTCCGTTAATGATTCAATTTTAGGAATTTCAGAATTATGAATTCTTAATTGTTTAATATCCTGATATTCACCTTTAATCGGTTTACTAGTTGGAACTCTATTTTCTACAGGAATTATAGGATCAGCAGGTGAAATAGTATTCATAATACCATTCCATTCTCGTGAATCACTCATAGGATGTTCAGAGTTATCTATTCTACTTCCTAAATATGTTCCATTATCTGGATCTCCATGAATATCAGTAACATTTTCTACATCAGGATACATAAACGTTTTATTACGATCTCCATCTTCCAAATCATCAAAACGTCTGGAAGTAAATGGATAATCTTCCGGATCGAGTGTTATTGCTGCACCCTTTGTAGATCCTTCAGCTGTTAGTTTATCATATTCACTAACATGAAACTCATCATCAATATTATTTAATGTATCTTTGACAACGAATGCTTCATCTGAAGTCGGATCAGTTCCATTAAAGGTAGTTTTATTAGAAATCATTTCAATACCAGCGATACCTTTTAATGGATCATTAGTCAACTTGGATACTTTCAGTTTTAAAGCTAACTGTCCAGTATTAATAATAATTTCTTGTCCTTCAGTATAACCGGCACCAGGATCTAAAATTTCAACACTATCAAGTTTATATACGAAATAATGTTCTCCTTCAGTATAAATTGATGAATCTCCTAATGCAAGTACTTCATTAGCATTTAAATAAATCACATCAATCTCTTGAGGATATAAATGATTATTAACACTTTCGTGTCTAATAATAAAGTCCCTCATCTGTTTACCAGCAAAGAAAACTTCATAGTCGATTGGAAGATCGTGAATATTTTCAAACTTAAATGTCAATAAATCATTCTGATCAAATTGTTTAGGTAAAATTATATCAGAAGATTTATCAAGGAATAATTTACTATCAGACAACGTTACTTCATTTGCATAAACATTTACAACTAGACCGGATCCATTACCAACTCTAGTTTTTGTTTCTCTTACTCCCCAAACTAGATATGGTATTGCATAATTCATTAATGGTTCTGCTTTTAATACTTCTCCATTATCATTTACCTGAGTTATTCTAATTAGAATAACATCATTCATGATCATAAAGATTTGATCTTCCTCATAAATATTTGGTAATTGTGGAATAAGTTCTACGATATCACCAACATCATATCCTGCACCGGATTTACCAACTACGACATTTTGCAAATTATACCAAATATCTCTATGAAACTCCTGAGGAATGTTATCAATATCAGATGATATTTCGGAGATTTTATTTCTAACAATTTCCTGTTGTGATGAAGTATCATCTAAATTTGTTTTGAAATTATTAATCATAATTATCATTGAATCATATAAAGTGATAATATTATTAATGCCATTCATTTCCGAAGATTCTTTGATAATTTTTCGATTGAATAGTTCTAATTCATATTCCAAATTATTCAATACATTGATTAATTCATCTTTATCATTCCAAGAAGTTCCATTACCTCTATATTCAAGTCCTTCATTATAAACTACTCTCAATCTGTTATCAAAATAGATATAAGTTGGAGAATTTTTTCTATTTGATTCAAATAATGAATAAGTAGTAAAAATAAAGTTTTCAAAATCTGAAAGTAATGTTGTTAAATCATTTTTAGATCTTACATTTATAAAATTATTTAGATCTTCAAGTATAGTTGAAACACTGTTTATCATATCAACACAACTTGTCTTTATCCCCTCTGACATATAATCTACATAAAAAGATTGAATGTTTTCCCATTCAGATTGAATATCTTGAATTGTAGAAATTGTATTCTCTACATATGAATTGTTATGAGGATTAATGAATTCAACGTCACGAGTTATCATATAAACTACATTTTTTATACGAGAAACAAATCGTTCAGCTAAAGTATCGTTAATGATCACCTGTTTGGTTGCAGAAATAGCCTTTACAGATATACCGATTCCATCTCCATTAGTAATTCCATCATAGAGATTGCTCTGCCAGCAAGGATTTCTGAATGAAGTATTCCTATAATTAAGTTTATCAATGGATTCTGCTGTAGCTACTTCTCCACTTACTGAAGTGATTCTATAAGAACCTAAGTTAGGTATAAATACTTCATCACCAACCTTATTATTGAATCCTCCAGTTACTAACTCAATCTGATTAATTTCATAGATATCTGAATATGAAGGAGTATCGATATCAGGAATAAATTCATTATTTACAGTCCTCATATATTCGATCATTGATTTATTATAGTTACTGAGTTTATTAATCAATTCAAGGAATAATACAGGATCTGCAGCTAAAGAACCAATTCTTTCCAGAACAATAATCTCTTGTCTAACATATTCTTCCCATTCATTCGTTAATGAAAGTATATTATTATATAGAGATTTTGCTTCTTCTCCCTTGTTTTCACCAGTTAAATATGATAAAGATGTAACAGTTTCATCAAGTTTAGAATCAATTGTCTCTATAAATGAATCTTCTCTTTCACTAATTCCACAAGGTTCTGTGTTAATAATCATCATTCTAATAGAATCAATTAACTGAATTAAATTATCCTGATGAATTGTAAATATATCAAGATCTTTTACAAGTTCAGAAATACGTTCTGTGGCAAATTCCATATGAGAAATAATTTTCTCATCACCATTAGTCTGAGTCTCTGACCAATACTGAGTAATTGTTTCATTTAGATTATAAATATCCAAAGATACCTTTGAAGCAATAGCTACAAATTCTTCTATTTCATGTCTTTGGTATGATTTAGTCGTATCAAATTTAGACCACAACTTTGTAGTTGATACATATAATTCGTTTCTTGCTTCTTGAACATATAATGGCCATTGATACGTAAACTGATTAATCATACCTATTAATGAACTATCGTCTTTATGATTTAATTCATTAAAAAATGCTGGATCATTTACAGCTCTCATGAATTCTTCAATATTAAACGATTGAATCATTGAACCCATAATGGTGACAGTTTCATTATATTCATTTAAAATAATATTATGAATACCTTCAATAATTTTTAGTTTATCTTTAGCACTTGTAGGACCTGGTGTTCTCTGTTGTAATAAAGCAAACTGATATTCAATCATATTGATAGTATCAAAATATTTATCAAGAATATTTGCAAGATCATTAACATCATCAATGGAATAAATATCCATATCTAATGTATTGATATACTCATAAGAATCAATACTGATTAGATCTAATTTTGTAGTATATTCTTTCAATTGCAATAGATAAATATTATCGATATCATAATCTCTCATTGCAATTTCATTCAAGATCCAATCAATTTCTGTATGAAGTTCAGACACTAATTCATGAATCTGTTTTTGTGTGTTCATTAATAAAGGATATAAACGTTTAGTATCAAAACTATCTCTTGGACGTCTAATAAGTTTACTACTCCAATCAATATCTTTCATTATTTTGACAATGTGATCAAAATAAGATGGAATCCATGTTTTATTTAGATACATCTCAAAGTTATTAACTCTTTTATATCCAATGAAGTCTTGATTAATTCGTTCATTTAGCTTATCAACTGCTTCGTCAAATGGAAATTCAAAATTATCACTCTTTAAATATGTAGCAAGACCCATTTTAAAATACGGATCCATTGTATTTAAGAATAATTCATTAAATCTTTCATATGAAGGATTATCCTTAACATATTCAAGAACTTCCCACCTATAATTAGAAACAATTATTCCTTTATAAATTGCTTTAATTCCCATCCAATAAAATTTTTCCATGAAAATATCACGATAAACAGATCCATTTTCAAATTCATATTCTTCAACATCCTTATCCCATGAATAAGTAGCTCTGATAATATCTTCAGATTGTTTTACAACATTAGGAGTATCAGAATAAAAGAAAAATGATTTAAAAATTCTATTAGGAGTAGGATTATCTTCTTTTGGATCATTCATTAAATATACATCAGGAAAATGTCTTTCAATGTTTAAAATACAAGGACGCCAAACATTATTATCCATATCATATTCAAATGTCCAAAAATCAGATACATCGACAGGTCTACGGAAACGATGTTTATTCATATTCTGATCAAAATCTTCCCATACTGTTGATTTATTAATATGCGACATAATCGTAGTCACATAATATTTATCAACAAGATTTCTAGGAATATAAATCAGAGGAGAAATAAAAGACCAAAAATCTAACTTCTTTCCATGTTCCCTATGAAAATAAATTGATGAATTCTTTTCGTTACGTATAGTTATCATCAAATCAATGAATTGATTATAAATATCATCATATTCAGTGTTAGGAACTATACGTCGATCGTTTAAGAACTTATCATGACATTCTTTGATGTCTTTAATGATTACTTCCAAGGAATCACAATATGAAAGAAAAGATTCTTCTTTATAATCCATCATGAATAGTCTAAATGTTTCGATCAAATCTGCACCTTTAATTGTAAGATCTCGTAAATAACTAATATCAGTTGATAACGTCACATATGGATCTTTTTCACTGACATTAAAAGCATCAGCTAGTACTACTGGACGGATCATATATTGCCATCCATCATCCCACACTACTTCTTTATCATCCAAATTAATATAAACCTTTTTATCTTCACCAATCTCTGACTCGTTCATTAGAACTTGTTGATGAGCTCCATTCGCAGTTATGAATACAGGAACCATATTGGCTTGATATGGTCTATAAATAATATCAGTAGGTATAAGAATAGGGAATTCGTGTAAGAACTTTGGAACAAATATTGACATCCATAACCATTCTTTAGATTCACTATTAATCAATCTTTTATTGAAATCACTGATTTCAGAAAGATCTATAAATCCATCTTTTACAGTTAGAAATTCTAAATTGTCCCCTAGAATATCAACATTGAATAATCCATCTGACCGAATACTCTGATCGTTAATTCTATTAAAAGCAACTATAATATGATCTGAATTCAGATTTCTTTTATCAATGTAATCAATAGGAACTTTCCAATTCCACTGATTATTCATCAGCTGACGAGTTATCTTAGATCTACACTGATATTTACTATCAAATTTATAAATATAAATAGGATAGTTTTGTTTAACCCAGAAATCCTCATATCTAAATCTAATAGTAGTTTCATGATCATCAATTCTCAACTGGTATTCTGAATAAATTCTCTGGTTGATAAATAATAGACAATTCCATTTGAAAATATCCCAATTATTGTAAATATCAGTGATATCAATCCATTTACGATAAAATTGAGATATTTTATATTTATCACGAGTTTTATCAAATATAAAACCTTCTGTAGGAATAACTATCTCACACATGTTAGTATTTGGAATAAATCTAACATCATTCATTGTACCATTCCATTGAAAGAAATGAACGTTATCATGATTAGATGCTACTAATTTATGAGAACTATTCAGGTAGATATCTTTCAATGTTTCGCGTAATGCTGTTTCATTGAAAGAATTATTCAGTATAGCATCACGTCGAAATACAGATGATTTAGAACCATCCGCATCTGGAAGTACAAAACCTTGAGAAATTATTTCATTTTGATTGAATAATTGATCTGCTGTACTGACAAATTTGTCGAAAGCTTTTTGGTACCATTTCGGATCGAATGGACTCCATAAATTTTCATACATTCCATTACGCATATATTTTCTCAACTCCATTTCTATTAAAATAGTTATAACAGCGTTGACTGACTTGACCAACGTCTAAAGTATTACAAAAATTGTCAAAGGAGGTTTCATTATGAATCCAGAAATTCTACAATCAATTCAGCGTAGATTATTAGATGTTGAATCTAAAATACAAGCTACAGATAAGAAACTAACTGCTCTAAAAATTGACAAGCAAATGTTTATCCCTAAATCAGAACGCATCAAACCAGGAATTGCTATCAAAGTGGCATATAATGAATACGGTCAAATTACTGGTTCTAGTTCTTTAGAAACAGTCGATATCCCTCAATTACCTATTGAAAAAATTGATGGTTTATCTGATCATCTAAAATCATCTGTAAAAACTAGTGAAATTGAAAAATTGAAAAAAGAAATTAAATCATATTTTACTAGGTCTGAAGTTGATATTACTGGATGTAAAGTCAATGTTAATAAAAATGGTATTGTTACATCCGTAAGTGATTTGACAGTAGAAGATATCCCTGAATTACCAATAAACAAGATCAGTGGTTTAACCAACATTTTAGAAAACTTGAAAAATTCAACTAATTCAGCAGAGATGATTACTGTTGATGAAAAAATAATTACAGCAGGTACAGGTTGTAAGATTTCATTTGATGAATATGGTAGAGTTACTAATTCTGAAAATTTATCAATAACTGATTTACCGCTTGAATTGATTAATAAAATTCAGACAATTGAGTCTATCATTGGTAAAACTGCTTTACAGTCAACATTAGATGGAGTTATTCAGATTCTATCTAATAAGGTTGAAAGGAATAAATCTATTAAATCTGGTACTTTTACAAAACTTACTGTTGATGAAAAGGGTTTAGTAGTAAAAGGTGATAAGCTTGATAAATCTGATTTACCTGAATTAACCATTGATGATATTCAATCATTGAGATCGATCTTGAATGATACTGTTGATAGATCAGAAGTTAATGAAATCAATAAAACTGTATCTACTATTATATCAAGTTTGAATAAATTAGGTAATGTTACAGAATTAAGATCTTCTTTAGATGATAAAGTTTCTTCTAAAGATCTTAGAGAAGTTAAAAAAGAAATATCTGAAATTAAAGAATTAATTAATAGAACTATCAATAATGGTCCTGGTTCAGAAGTTAATTCTCAGATTAAACTGATTATGGATGATATTTCTACTATTAAAGGAAGATTATTTGTTATAGAAAATAAGTATATCGTTTAAAAAATACCGGCTAGAATTATTATATGTATAGCATGTTGAAACACTGCATATACTCAGTCGTACAACGTACGAAGTACGTACATGTACGACATACATGTCTATACATGTAATATATAATCGAAAAAATGAGCTTTTTTCTGACCGTGAATTTCTCGATAAAAAATAAAGATACGGAGGAATTTTCCTCCGTATCTTTATTAATAATTTTATTATTTATCTTTAGATGCTTTTGTATACTTCTTAATGAATTCTTCGGCTGTTAATCTCATAAATACAACGTCTGATTGCATGTCTGCAATTGTGATGTCTTTTCTATTGAGTTTAATATCTTTTGGAAGATCAATTTGATAGAAATCATGAACATACTTTCTGAATACGTCTACTGTCACATATCCAATTTCCATCTTTAAATCAACTCTGCCAGGACGAAGAATAGTTGGACTAAACTTTTCGATATGATTAGTAGTCATGATAATAATTCTTCCTTCACCGGAAAGAATACCATCTAATGCATTAATCATGGATGAAAATGTCTGTTTATATGCAAGCATTTCATCTTTTGCATTTTCTTTATTCATGTCAATATCAGGTTCATTAATAAGAGATGGATATTTATCAATGTCTGAAATACTGAATAAAGGATGAATAATTTGGTCACCATGATCTGTAATTGCGTTTGGAATGAATTTACCATTCTTGCCACCTGTACATTCAAATAGATTACGGTTCCACTCAGAAGCAATCATCTTGACAATACTACTTTTACCTGTACCAGGAGGTCCATAAAGTAGAATCTTAAGATTCCAAGGAATACCGTGTTGTTGATACATTTCTCTTGAAGCAAAGAATGTATTGATTGTATCAACTAATAACTTCTTTTGTTCATAAGGGAGATAAATAGTATCAAGTTTTCTCTTCGTAATAGCTTGTACTTTCTCCCAATAAGTGTAACCGTCTGATTCATGAAGATCTTGATATACATTTACAGTAGGAGAATCTTTTCTGATCTCAAGTAATGCATTACGGTGTCTGATCATATCTTTTTCAAACAGTGTTACAAATTCAGGATTAAGATCATAACAAATGATCGTATAAGATCTGACAGTTGAAACTCTACCTGTAGGAGATTGTGGACTTCTAGTTTGAATAAATAGAAGAATATCGTAATCACGATATTTCAAACTATGTGTACCGTCATCTAGTCGATAATACATACCAGTACCATCATTAATTCCTTTTTTATTACTTAATTCTAACTTACTCTTTGTCTTGATCTTGTTGTGTTCATAAAGAACGCCATATAGTGCTTCTTCCATCCAGTTATCAGAATAATTAACTCCAACTGTGAACGTGATGCTTCTTTGAAACTTTCCTCTGATAGATCTGATAATGAAAGCACCAATAGTTGTAGTAATATCTGTAAGTTGTTCATCAACCATTCCAGTGATTGGATTTAAAATACCACGAACAGCTCGATTCTTTAATCCATTTAAAGCTGATTCGCCAATCTTTTTTACTGACATAAACAGTCCTCCTTTGATTTTATTAAAGAAACAGTATGTATGGATAGCCCTTTTAAAAGGGCTATCCATACATCTATTCATTTGATATTATTCATTCTTATTCATGAATTTCTTGAAAATAGCCTGAGGATCAACTGTTCCTGCCTGACGATTGCGTCTATCAGCTTTCTTTCTTTCTTCCATGGTGTTATAAGAAGCACCTTCACCAGAAAGAATGTACTTACTAGTTTCATCCTTAGCAAGAGCTTTCTTTAATTCGTCGATTTTGTTAGTAATTCTCTTAACACGATCATTGATAGGAGAAAGGCCACTTGCAATCATATAAAGGAAGTTGAGACTCTCTGCCTGCTGATTAATCGCATTATGATTAAAACGTTCAACAGGTGTTCCGATGAAATTAATCAATCCCTGCAAGTTAGGAACATACAATTTGTTTACTTCGTCAGTGAAATATGTGATAATACCCCAACGTACAACTCTCTTATTACGGTCAGTTTCTGTATGGGAAGATTTCTTAATTGCCTTAACGATCATTTCATCAAGATTATTGTCTTCCATGGTCTTTTCAGTAAGGCCGCTGTTAATACGTACTACCAAAAGACGACCAGGAGTAGTGATGATAGATTCCATATCCGCTTCGTCAATGCTTTCGTATGGTGTTGGGTAATTATCAACACCTGTAAGGGCATGAATATCTTCAACGATATTTTCATTTACTACTTCAAGAGCCTTGGTAGGAGGAAGATCAGCTGTTGACTCGTTATCATAAAGCATATAAGTAGTTCCTTCACCAAGCACATCATAGAGTTCTGTAAGGAATTCAAGTGCATTGCCCTGTTCCATAAGAGAAGCATTGAGCTGAGGTAATACACCTACAAGAATAAAGTTAGTATCAGGGAACATCTGTCTTAGTAACTCCATAAGAACTGGAGCTGCACCAGAACCTGTACCACCAGCTGCACTTGTGCAAATGAATGCATATTTCTTTTCACAAATACAATCCTGAAGATCTTCATTACCCAGAATTCCGTTGATATCGTTCATTAGATATTCTTTCATCTTTGTACGATTTTTACCAGAACCTTCAATTTCATCTTTGTTACCAATTTTGAATTTTAGTTTAGGATTTTCACACTGTACCATAGCAAGATCTGCTTCTGAGCTATTGATATAAATACAGTCAAATAGCTCTGGATATTTTCTTTCTGCTAGATTTGCGATCTGGGAACCACAGTTACCTACGCCTACGATTACAATTTTCTTTTCCATTGTTAAATGAACCTCCTTGAAATGTTTTATTGTTGTTTAAGGATTTGATATAAAATATATGTTACTTCTTTTAAAGAGTTTACTCATAAAGTTAAACTTACTCTCAATCCTTATGTTAATAATATATAATCCTAAGTTATATATTATTATAAAAATATGAGAGAAATATATAGATTGGAGTGTGTGACATGAATGAAACGAAATTAAAAATTCTTGATGATATACAAGCTTCTGTACCAGTGTTCAAGAAGATCAATAATATTCAATATGTAATTAGATGTCCTATATGTGGAGATAGTCAAAAGAATCCAAAAGATGCTCATTGCTATATTAAATGCGGATATGATCCTAGTGAGCCTTTATTATATAATTGCTTTTTATGTAATTCTTCTGGTAGAGTAACTTCTAAATTTTTAGAAAAATTAAATGTAAAAAAAGATACTATAAGCCTAGTAGAAAATCAAAAATATAACCGAATTCCTTCTATTAAATTAGCTAATCTGGACATAATTACTGGAATTCCCATCATGGATTCTCCACAGGTTAAATATATTGAATCAAGGTTAGGTAAAGGATTTACACAAGAAGATTATGATAGATTTAAAATCATCTGGAATATTAATGATCTATCTCAATATATTACTAGTAGCAAAACAAAAAATAGTTTACCTAGTAATAGAGACTCAATAACATTTTTATCTGATGATAAGACAATGGTTATGGTGAGAACATTCTTAAGTAGTGAATATGATCATCAATGGAGAAAAATAAAAATAATTCCAGGAGATCATAAATCTGTCTATACAATTAAAAGTACACTGAATTTGTTTACTACCGAACCAATCGTTGTTAACATTGCTGAAGGAATTATGGATATTTTATCAGTATATAAGAATTTTAATGACGGAGAAAATTCTGTGTATATTGCATCTTTAAGTTCTAATTATATTAGTGCTCTTGAATATGCAATCTCTAAAGGATTTATAGGCAGTAACATAATTTTCAAGATTTATATTGATAATGGTATAGATGAAAAACTACTAAAGAAAGATTTAAAACAATACAAATGGATGTGTAAAGACATATTTATGTATAAAAATATTAAATCTAAAGATGTTGGAGTAAGATTAGATAAGATACAATTAATTGAAAAGAGAATATAAGAAAGGAAGTGTGCAATTATGGAGAACTACACACCAGGCATAGGTATTTCGGCTGGTTTATTAATGTTAAAATGGGATTTATTAAATAGACATTTAGCTTTACAACCTATGAAGATACAAAAAGGAGACGAAGTAAATGTATTTATTAACTTTGAATCAATAATGAATAATTTGACAGTTCATAAAAGTTTGGCAAGTAGTATTGCGTATCATAAACAAAAAGTGGTTATCGAATTAGAAGCTGCAATATTGAACTTAGTTGCTCATTATCGTTATTATTTTAGAAAAGATGATTGTAAAGTAAATATTTATTTATATTATACAGATCTCTCGAAAGATACACCACAACAAATGGAAGTATATAATAAATATTACAGAGATTTTTATTTCAATAAATATAAACAAGTTCCTGCATTTAGAGCAATGGGTGAATTACTTGAAGACATTATTATTCCAGAAATTGAATTAATTATGTCATATATACCTGGATGTTATTTTATCAAAAGTAAATCATTCGATAGTAGTGTAATCCCATTAGCTGTATCAAGAATGAATACTGGTAAAAATATCATAATTACTGCAGATATATTTGATACACTATATATGTTTAATTCTTCATTTATTGTATTATATGTGAAAAGAAGATTTAAACATTTTAATGTTACTAGCGATATTGAAAGTACAGTTAGAACTATTATCAAAGACGAATCTCCGTTTGATTTATCATTATTTAATTCTGAAATGTATTATCGTTTATTAATTGCAATTAATGGTAGTAAAATTAGAAATATTCGAGGTACATTCGGATTTGGAATTGGTAAGTTAACAAGTATTCTCAAAGAGGGAATTAGACAGGGAAACGTCTTGAAAGATTTCTCATCAATTGATTCTATAATTGGTTTATTTCCAGAAAAATATAGGGACGATATGAAACAAGCTTTTCTATGTTCTTCAATAGATTCACAGTATGAAATGTTAAGTGAAGTTGATATCGAAGAAATTAAATCTCAGATGGTTGATAAGATTGATCTAGAATCAGTTGAAAGTTTGAATAACAAACGATTCTTGGATAATCCTATTAATTTATCAGCTCTATTACAGTAATGAATTATGAGAGGGAATTCCCTCTCATAATTCATTTTTTGGGTATTTTTATTGAAAAATCGTACGCATTTTTGGTAAATGAAATGTCTGTGTGTTTAGGATCATATCTCCTGTAAAAATGCTAATGATAATATAATATTTAGTAATTTTATTTTTATAAAATTTATGCTTTAGTTATACTTATATTATTGACGATCGTATATCTATAATATTTTCTAATATATTCTTAATATGTAACAAAGGTAAATTATATACATAAAATAATACACAACAAGGAGGTTCATATTATGAACAGAGAAGTTACATTTAGGGATTTATTCAATTACATTCAGGAATGCAAAGTCAATGATATTGGTATTCATATTCCTGCTGGTTTCGCTGGTGAGTGGGGTCTTCATGTTTACGATAATAAAGTTCAAGTAAACGTAGTTCATCGTGATTCTATTACTAAGTCATTTGATTCATTTTGCAATTTTGTATTTGATCCAGAACATTCTAACGTTAAGATTTATCCATGTACAAGACCTGGAATCTGTGATTATTCAGTTCCTGAACACCATAGCATTGATGCTTCCATTTGTAATGGTGAATGGATGGTAGTAACATACCATGGTGGAGCTGTAAAAGAAGTACTGAGAGATCTTTTAACACCATATATCAACAAATAAAGAAAAGGAGATAATATTATGAAGATTAATAAAGGAAAATTGGCAATTGGTATCGCAACAAGTTTGAGTGGAGTAGCTGCAGGAATCGTCGTATCGGAAGTAACAAGACAGAAGGGTCAGAAAGTTCCTAAGTTCATCTGGGAGCTTGGTAGAACAGCTGTAACTGTAATGACAGAAATTCCTCTTCTCTTAGCTGGTATTAAACTCATGGAATATGCATTTGAATCTGACACTGAAGAAACTGAGATTAACGAAGAGAATTCCGAAGATAGTATGGAAACAAATGATGTAGTGTCTGCTGAAGAAGATCCTTTCGAGGATGATAACAAGTAAAAATAGTTTATGAAATAAAAGGGTGGAAATTTCCACCCTTTTATTTTTTCTTCATTTGATGTTATTTCTGCACACACTTATTAAAACACGTAAGAAGTAATTATTTTATAAAGGTGGTGAACGCGAAATGGCTGCTTCTATTAGTACAAAAAAAGGCAGTATTGCCGGAGATTTTCTAAAAAGAACGACTGGTTTGATTACTGGTGCTGCTGGTGATTATATTAAAGATGTAATGCCAGTGACCACTAGTACTATTACAGAAGCAACTAGTACGATTTCTTCAGCATCTAATGCATTGAGTAAAAATATGCAAGCTATAATGCCTAGTTTGAAACAAATGAAAGTTCAAACTGGGTTAAAAGATGTATTCAGATGGTTTATGCAAAGTGAAGATGATTTTGGAGATATTGGATCTATTGATTTCGATTCCTCATTAGATTTTGATATTGACCTAGAAGAATCTAGTTCAGCAAAACTTACTGAAATAGAAATTAGTGAAACTGAAGCAAGTAGTAATAAAATTTCTAAAGCAGTTGTAGAAAGCGGTCATCATATGATGGAAGGTCATATGCAATTGACTGCTAATATTGTAACAAGTGTTGATCAACAGAGTAATATTATCTCAACTGGTTTTGATCGTACTCATGAAATTCTGAATAATATTTTAGAGATAGTTACAAAAAATACATCTACTGCAATTGAAGCTACAGTTGCGGCTGCTTCTAAAGAAAATCCAACTCAGAGTATGTTATCTTCTGGAAAATTTAGTTTATCTGAATATAAGAAAATTCTCCAAGGTAATATTAAAAATCATCCAGAATTAGGAATGATAACTGCTTTCATGCCTATGTTGTTAAATCCTACGATGTTAAAACAGATGGCAACTCCAGAGGCATTGACAAGTGGTATATTGTCAAGTATTTTAGATGCAAAAGCTCCTAATCTTCGTAAAAATATGGAAGCTCTTGACAGTGCTATTAGTGACACTGTTTTGAATTCTTTGATTAGGTTAGGAGAAAATAATAGTTGGAGTGAAAGTGGAAAACTTTCTCGTTTATTCGGCATTGATTCTAGACGTCAGGATATTAGTAACACTAGATCTTCATTAGAATTAAAAGCAGTTCCATTTGATTCTATTGCTCATGAATCTATAACGAATGCAATACCTGGTTATCTTAGAAAGATTCTTAACGCTATTAGTGGAGAAGATGTAGTATATGATTATCAGGGAAGAAAGTTTTCAACTAAAGCTACTATTAAAAAAGATTATTTAGATGCTTCTACTGCAAGTGGTTCTCTTGGTAGTGCAAGTAGACAAGTTAGAGAATCATTTGGATATGATAGTTTCGGATCGATGATCTATGACTTTATGGTTACTGATCTTGGTAATAAAACTGCAGGAGGAGAAGCTAGAAGGCAAATTGAAGGATTTACAATGGATCCTTCAAAATTTACTCAGTATATTGAAGATTTATATAAAAATAACAATCTGACGATGAGCGATAATGAAAGAGCCAGAGTTGATCAAATGGGTTCTAACATTTCCAAACACTTGGATACAAATATTAGTACTGATATCTCTAATCAGATTGCAATGATAAATGTAAATCGTAATCGTAAAATGTCTTCTTATCTGAGCACTGCAAATGCTTATAACATGGATCTTTCTGATGTGAAATCTAATGCTGATAAAGAAGTACAAAATATTCTTAGATCACATGGTAGAATTCAAAGCAATGCGGAGAGTGAAATTAAATCAACTGGAAATATACATACTGGTACTTTTTATTCAAATAAAGCTTTATATGAAATATTTAGAGTTTTGAATAGAGGTATTAATGTTTTCCAAGTAGGAAGTTCAAATATTCAAACTGATCCTTATCCGGAAAGAGGTAATGAATATTTATCTCCACCAGTTGATTATAGACCTAAAGCAACTAATGATATTGCTACAGGTCAATCACAAAATACAGTTTCTACTCTTTCTGGTGAAAATACATTTGATGAACCTAATCTGTTACAAAATCAAGAACTTGAAGATGGAACAACTGAAGAGTTGTCTAAGGGACAACGTTTTGTAAGATGGGGTAAAGAAAGAGGAGGAAATTTAAGAAGGGCTTTATTCTCTGGATCTCCTGAACAAGTACGAGAAGCTTTTAGTTTAATCATGAGAGATGTTACAGAGGTAACAGGCGAACAGGTTAAAGCTGGAGCAGCTCGAATAAATGATCAATTTGGAAATGTTACTGGTTATTTGAAACATAAAATTTTCGGTCATGCTTACAGTTATACTGATGAAGATGGTAATAGAGTAGATGTGGCTGAAAATGAAAAAGGCGGTTATTTTGGATTTGTAAAAGATTATGTCAAAGACATGTTTGCAGGTACCAAAGATAAAGCTGCTGGATGGTTTAAAGAAGTAGCAGGATATTTTGATTATGGAGATAAGGATGAAGATAATTCCATTGTTAATAAACGTAAGAAATTAATATCTGCATCTGTAGGTGCATTTGCTGGTGCTGGTATATTAGGAGGGCCAATTGGTCTAATAATGGGTGCCGTCGCTGGTAATGCATTATCAGGAATGGATATTGGTAGCAAGATAAAAGATCTGTTTATAGGTAGAGATGAAAAAGGAAGAGCCAAAGGTCTTTTAACTCGCTTAACTGATGGAATCGTTGATCCTATTAAATTCCAGATTGGTAAAACTGCCCAACATATCGGAGATAATTTAAAGAAAAATATTCTTGGACCATTATCCGATATTGGAGTTGCTATTAAAGATAGAATTGCAAATTCTGCTGAATCTCACTTTGGTAAAGTTTTTAAGTTTATTGGAAACATGATGTTATCTCCATTAAAAGGACTTCTTAATGTCGCCAAAGCTCCTATAGCTATGATTGGTGGAGCAACACGAGGAGCAAGTTCTGCTGGTACTGGTGTAATTGGAGCTGGTTTAAGTAGTATTGCAAATTCTATTGCAGGTAAAAATAAGCATACATATGTTGATGAAGAGACTGGTGAAGAAAAGACAGTTTCTACTAAATCTTTTATTAGATCTCGTAGAAAAGATAGAGCTGCATCTATTAAAGATGAAAGAGCAAAAGATGATAAGTATGCTGACTATAAGACCTATAAAGCAGCTGAAAACGAACGTCGTTCCAGATGGGCTGCCAAAGTAAAAGAATATACACATGAGAGAGTCCTCACACCTGAAGAAGTAGCAGCAAATGAAGCTGCTGTACAAACAGCACAAGATACTTCTGAAATCCGAGAAGGAGTAACAACACTTGCTGAGCTAGGATCTGAAAAGGGTTCAATATATACACATGATGAGGGTCTTCACACCAGAATTGATGAGATCATCAATACAATTAAGTCTTGGCTACCTGGTTCGATTAAGAAAACTGCAGAATCTGAGTCTTCTGAAAATAATTCCACCATAGGACAGGTTAATCCAGAACTTCATGGAATCGCTGATATGTTTAAGGGAGATGATTTTAGAACATCTGCTGAAGCAGCTCCTTCTGATGATTTAAAGGATACAGTAGCACAAAGTGCTCGTCATGAAGAAGATGAAGGATTTGCTAATTCTACATTAGGAATGGCTGCAACACTTGCTTCTGAAGGACATATAACAACTACAGATCAGAGACTTGTGAATCAGATTATTGCAGAAGCAGCTAAGGATGACAGTAATAAATCTGTATTAGCAGCAAAGTCACGTGAATTGCTACAAAGTCAAGAAGAAATAGTTTCTGAGGAGAAAGAGGAGAAATCTAGTTTCTTTGAAAAGATTACTGAAATTCTTGGTGGCGATAATGGTATACTGAATAATCTCATTAAATGGGGCGGTATTTTAACAGCTATTCATACTATATTAGGTGCTTTTGGTAATATGGACAATATAGCTGATCAGCTGAGAGATTCTTGGGAAGAGTTCTGGGGATCTGATAAATCTGATGATCCAGTAACCTCTGGTGTGAATACAGTCCTGAATACATTTGATGCTGAAGTAAATGATAAAACTGATTTATTCAATCCATTTACTAATGTATATCATAATGATACCGATGCTAGTGGTGAACAAGTTATTCATCAAGGAGCAACAGAAGCGAAGAATGATTACTTACTTTACACTCCTTTGAAACAGTCCATCACGAAACCTGCTTATCAGGCATATAAGTATACAAGAGATTCTGTAAACTATATGAATATGGCTGATGATGCATATGCGGAAGCTTCTGATCTTACTCGTAGAGCAAGAATTGCTGAAATGGATGGAGATGTTGATGGAGCAGCTACATTACGTCAACAAAGAGATCAGTTAGCTGACCAATCTGGTGATTATTATCAGAGAGCACAAGACGCAGATGCTGATGCAGCTGAGGCTAGAAGTCAAACTGGTAAAGGAGCTCTAGATGAAGTTGTTCTTAATGCTAAACGTGTTGGTGTAATGACAGGAGTTTCTACTATTGCTGGAGAAGCTGCTAGTTATGTAGGCGACCAACTTGGATTAAGTGAAGAAAATTCTGAAAGACTTGGTGATTATGTTACTGCTGGTACAACTGCAGGTCTAATTGTGAATCAGGGAGTATCTGCAATTAAAGGTAAGAAGTCAGTAATAGATAAAGGTGTAGGTCTTGTTGATAATATTATTGAAATTCTGAAGAAATTCTTTAATTTCCTTGCTACTAAATTTAAAGCAGTAAATGCGTTAAAATCTTTTGGAGGAAAAATTACTTCTTTCTTCGATGATATTTGCAGAAAAACTACTGGTAAAGTTACATCTACTATTGCTGAGAAGATTACTGCTAAACTTACTGCAAAATTAGGAGCTGGAACAGCTAAACAGGCTATTTCTGCTTTAGGAGTCGGAGTTCCAATTGCAATAGGTGCTATATCTGGTATTGCTTCTGGTCTATGTTCAGTAGAACATTTGTTCAATGTCGCTCCTGGAGAAGCAGATGCTACTATGAAAGCTATAGCTGCAGTTCAAAAAGGTGTATTTGAAGCTCTTGAATGGACTCCTGCTGTAGGTTTTATCGTAAGTGCTCTTGATATCATTGATCAACTTATTATTTTAGGATTGACTGGTAAAACATTACAACAATACATTGCTGAATTCTTATATAAGTTGATTGCTGGTGAAGAAGGAGCAGCTACACTTGCTGAGAAGCAAGGTGAAATGACTGCTCAGAAAGATAAATATAATGCTCAATATGGTACAGATCTTAATAGTTCAACTTTCAATGATCTTGTAAACAATGGAAGTTGGGTTGATAAAGTTCTAAGAGGCGGTATGAAAAAAGATGAAGAAGGAAACTTTGTCTTTGATGATGCTGGTGGTATAATAGATGGAGGTCTGAAAGGTGCTGTTATAGGCGGAGAAAAACAATACGTCAAAAATGAAGAGGGTGTTGTTGTTCGAGACGCTGAAGGTAAAGCCATTAGAGCTGTTGATGCCGAAGGTAATGAACTTTATAAAGATGAAAAATTCGGTGCTAAAATTGGTAAATGGGCTAATAGTGTTGGACGTTTCTTTACTGGTGGAGATGTTTATGAAACCGATGAAAATGGTGTTGCTAAAGTCGATGCTGAAGGAAATTATGTAGTTAAAGAAACTAAAGGTAATCTGATTGAAAGAACTGGAGCTGCTTTATCCAATGCTGGAGATTCTATTAAGGAATTTACTGAAAATATTGGTGATAAAGCTAAAAAAGGTTTTAGTGATTTTAAATCTTCAGCAGCAACACTATTCAGTTATGTTAAGAAAGGTGATATAAAAGGTCTTCTTTCTAGTAAAAGTTCTGAAGTTGATACTGATAGTCCTATAAGTGGTTTTGGCAGTGCAGTTTATAATGCAGGAAAAACATTTATTACAGTACCTACATTAATATCTGCAGCTGGTCATGGAATCGCTGATAAAGTAACTGGAGTAGTTAAAAAGGTTAAAGATTTTGGAAGTACTATTTCTGCTGAAAGAGAATATGCAAATAAACTCTTGACAGATAAGTCTTCAAACTTCTCAGATCTGTTTAAGGTTGAGGATGAAGATCCAGATAATCCAGTCGGCGATTTTATGAAAGTTACAAAAATCGCTTCTCGTCTAAGCATCATTCCAACAGCTTTGGTTAAACGAGTTGGTGGTATTATTGGGGATAAGATTTCTAAAATAGTATCCGTCGTTAAGAATGATTTTAATCAACTATCGACAAGTGTTGGAAACTTAACTCAGTACATTAGTGCTGGTGATTTAGAAGGATTGAAAACAGCTGAATTCGTTGATAATGATGAGAATCCAGTTGGTAAATTAACAAGATCAATCTTTAACGGTGTTAGATTTGTTTCATTTGTTCCTGCAGGTTTATCTTGGGTAGGACATAAAATCGCCGATAAGTTTAATGCTGTAAAAGAAAAGGTTTCCAATAGTTTTACTACTTTAGGAACAAATCATGATACTCTGAATGCAATTTCCAAAACTGGAGATTTTACAGCTTTAGGAGCAGCCACAATGGAAATGGACCCTGAAAACCCAGTAGGTGGTTTTACACAGGGAATTTTTAATGTGGATAAATTTTTACACTATGTACCAACAGGTCTTCACTGGGTAGGTAATAGCGTAAGTTCTAAGTTTAATGCTGTAAAAGAAAAGGTTTCCAATAGTTTTGGAGCGTTGACACAGAACCATGAAAGTATCTCACAGTTCGTAAAAGATGGTGATGTAACAGGTTTATTAGGTTTAGATTTTGAAGATGATCCTGAAAACCCAGTAGGTGGTTTCACTAAAGCTATCTTTACAGTTGATAAATATTTGAACGTACCAAGTGCTGGATTACATTGGGTAGGTGCTAAAGTTAAAGAGAAATTCACTGCAATGCTTGATACAATTGGTGAAGCTAAATCTACTTTAGATACAAATGTGGATTCAATTGAAGAATACGCTAAGGCTGGTGATTTTGAAGGAATTAAATCTTTAGAATACGAAGATAATTCAGAAAATCCTCTTGGCGGTATCATGAAAGCTATGTTTGGAGTTGCAAAACTTATCAACTATCCAAGAGCTGGAATACATGTAATTGGTAATAAAATCAAAGAAGGATTTGAAGGAATCTCAACTAAGGTTAGTTCAAATAAGAGTACTCTTGATACAGCTCTTTCTGATTTAGCAGATTCAGCTAAAGATGGAGATGTAAATGCGGTTTGGAGTAAAGAATTAACTTTGGAAGATGGAGACCCATTATCTGCTATATGGAAAGTTTCATTTACTATTTCTAAACTTTTCAATTCTGCTGTTGCAATCGTTAGTTCAATTGGAAATTGGATTGAAGATGCGATTGATTCTGTCAAGGAAAAATTCAGCGGTGGTTTAGAGAAGTTCTGGGATTGGTTAGGTGGTTCCGGAGGCGATAGTGAAGGAGTAGGTGGACCTAGAATAGGCGGAGCTGTTCCTTTCAGATCTTCTATGCAACCTGCTTATGCTGGAATAGGTGGTAGTATTGAAGGAGGTAATCCTTTAAACAAATCTTATTCTGTAAGCAGTGGATTTGGTAAGAGACGTCATCCTTATGAAGGATACCATTATGGTGTTGATTTAATACCTAGGGATGGTTCTAAAACTGCTGATGTAGAATCACGTTTCAGTGGTACTATTTCTAAAGTTGAAAGAACTGTCGCAGATAATGATACTGCTCATAAAGACGCAAATGGTAAATGGTCTTATAGTGGAAATAAATCAGGTGGTAATGAAGTATGGATCGATACTGATAACGGCAAACGAGTTAAGAACATGCATCTAGCCGCTGGATCTATTCCTAGTTCCATTAAACCTGGAGCAAGAGTTGAGGTTGGTACTAAGATTGGTCGAATGGGTTCAACTGGTTGGTCAACAGGAGCTCACTTACATTATCAGATTGAAAATGATGCTAAACTTGGTAGAAAGTCTGCAATTAATCCAATTCATGGTGGATATCAAGAGATTGATAATGATAGCAGAATTGGTACAGGTGGAACATCTGATGGTATTTTCAATCAGTTAATTGATAAGATTCAGGAAGTTGGTACTGGATTCTTGAACTTAATAACTGGCGGTCTATTCAGTAATAATTCCTCTAGTTCAAGTAGTTCTATTAGTGGTTCTTCTGGAGCTTACAGTGGTGGCGTTGGTTCTGCAGCTGACTTCCTTGCAATGTGTGCGGCTGAAATTGGTACAACTGAAAATCCTCCTGGAAGCAATAAAGTAAAATATAATACATGGTATTATGGTAAAGAAGTTAGTGGTGATTCGTATCCTTGGTGTATGGCATTTGTACAATGGTGTTTCAATAATGCAGGATTAACTTTACCTCACAAAACTGCATCTTGTTCACAATTGATGAACTGGTATAAATCTAATCAGTCTGATAAGGTTCATACATCTAATCCTAAACCAGGTGATATTATTATCTGGACTAAATCTACATCTAGTATGTCTCATACTGGTATTGTGGAAGAAGTATTGGGTAATGGATACATTCAGACAATTGAAGGTAATACTTCAGCTTCTGACGCTGGCTCTCAAAGCAACGGTGGTTGTGTAGCTAGAAAGAAACGTAAGATGAGTGAAGTAACTGTTTACATTAGAGCAGTTGATTTTAGTAATCTTCAAACGAGTCTCTCTAGTATATCATCAGTTGGTGAAGGAGCAGAAGAACTTTGGAAATATTTCAAAGGACTTGGATATAGTGATCATGCTATTGCTGGTGTTCTTGGTTGCTGGACGAAGGAATCTGGTAATAGATCCAAACGAGTTGAATGGGATTATTCTAATTCCTTCAAAACTTTACTAGGATATGATAAAGTACTGAATGATAGATCTGCGATGGATAATTATACACAAGCACTATTTAATCAGTATGCAAGCCAAGGTCTATCTATTAATAGAGCTGCATATAAAGCATCTGATGGACACTATTATCCTGGTATTGGTTATGCTCAATGGACAGGTCCTAGAGGTAAAGCATTACTTGATTTTGCAAGATCTAATAATCTTGATTGGGGTGATTCTGCAACTCAGTTAGCATTCCTTGATACTGAATTGAAAGGAAGCTATTCTGGTGTAAGATCCAAGATTGAAAATGCTTCTAGTCCTGAAGAAGCTGCAAGATTGTTCTGTAAGTATTTTGAAGGATATTCCGGAGACTCTTCTTCCAGACAATCTACTGCTAGATCTTTGTATAATCAGCTTAAAGGTAAATATGGTACTGGTGGTTCAATTGAAGATGAAAATTATGATTTTGAATCACAAAATGCTCAAGTATTGAAAGATCCTAGCGGAAAGACTTTAGAGGTGCAAGCTGATCCTGGTAATATTGAAGATGGTATCGGTGGACCTACAGATAGTAGTATTGGTACAATGAATAATTATGCAACTACACAGAGAAAATCTATTCCTAAAGTTACTCCTTCTGATAATTATTCAGTAACTCATACATTGAATCAAAGTAATCCTCCTATCATTAAAGCTAGTGCTCCTGTAACGAGTGATAATTCTTATCAGCATGATATTATTCCAGGAACTGACTTAAGTGGAGTGATTGGATTGATGAAACAGGTAGTTTCTGAATTAGTAAAGATCAGTACAAATACAGGATCTTCCACTACATTATTATCAAGCTTGAATGAAAAAGAATTTGTTGATCAGGGTTTACGTGATTCAATTAATGCACTAGGTAAATCTAAATCAAAAACATTTAACAAAGGATCAAGTTCTTATTCAAGTGCACGATCAATAACAGCAATGGCTAGACCATAAATACGTGAAATAAGAGAGGGAGCAAATTTGCTCCCTCTCTTATTTATATATTATTCTAATAATAAGATGATAACTAATTTGATTAACTTTATGATTACTATATGATTATTTTATGATTTATTATACGATTGCTATACGTTTACTATATGATTGTTATATGATTTAAAATTAAAGCTAATACTTAGAAAGAAGGAGATGTAAGATAATGACATTTGATGATATCGTTCCATATATGGATGCTGGACAATATTATTTGAAAACAGTTCCACAAATTTTTATTGACGCAGATACACAACTTAAAGCTGCTCATGCTAATGATCCAGCTACGATTAGAGAACCTCGTAAAATTCCAATGCCTTTCATTAAAGGAGTTCCAGGAGTTAAAGGTCCATTATTAATTACAGAAGATTGGTATGTTAAACAACGAAAGAAAGTAATTGCACAGAAAGTAGTAGATAAAAGAGACTTCCAAGTAGAAATGATGCAATTACTTGCAAAAAGAGATAGACTTCGTCATACTCTTGGTAAATTAGATCCAACTGATAGAAAAGATTCTAAACGAATTGTATCTATTAATATTAAACTTAAAGATATTGATGCAGAACTCCAAATGTTACAGGAACAAAGTGGAGTTAATATGAATGAGCTTGATCATGGAACAAGATTCGGAAGATATGTAGGACATTTCCAGAGAGCAGTGAAAAAAGGAATAAAGAAAATAAAGAAATTCTATAATAGGCATGCAGAATTAATTAATAACCTGGCATTGATCATCATTCCTACTATCTTTGGAGGTTTAGTAAAGAAATTGGCAGGAGTGTTTCTATCATGAGAGATTATACAATGAAATGCTCCTATAATAGGAGCATTTCATTGTATTAGTTTTATTTTTATTTTGACTTATTAATATCTTCTTGAATAGATTCACAAACTTCAAGAAGTTCTTGGAACATTTCTACAATAGTAGGATCAAAATGTCTCATATATTTATCCGCATATTGCATATTAATTGTGATAACAGCTTTAGCTGAATAAATTGCAGGCAACATTGCAAATGTAGCAGTAACATCAACATCTCCGTCATTTGTAAGCATAATAGGAATCGTATTTAAGACAATATTGTTTACTTCATTGATGCGATTTTGATATGTTTCAATTGCATTATTATACTGCAGAATTGCATTCTTTTCTTCTTCATTTTCTGTATTTTCATCCCATTCATGAGAAATAAAATCATTAAAATGAATTCCGGAGTCGATAATAGCAGACATGGAAGATTCATATGTAATATTTAATTCTTCTCTAGAAAATGAGTTTAGAAGAATCTGCATGTATTGTAACGGCATTTGTACAACGAAATCTACTTTAAGTGGAGTTTTAATTCTGGACATTCTCTTCAAGTTATCAGCTACTGTAATCTTATTAGGTTGGAACAACGAACAACGAACTTCTCCTCTAGAAATATTATCATATTTGAAGAATCCGCTCATACGAGCTTTCCATAACTTGTTTGTATTAACTTTCTTAAGAGGAGAATATTTAGTAACTTTTAATAATTGATCGTAATGATCATCATATCTAATGATTGATGTACTTTTCATCAATCCAATATACAAAAGATTTTTAACATTATTTTCACTTTCAATTACATACTGATTCAGATTATCAGGATATTCTGAATTAAATAATTTTCTTGTTTGATCTTCATCTGGAATAGTTCCAACAATATCCATGAAAGAAACAGGAATCTGGACATCAAATCTTCTACAAATCATAGGGAAGAATAAACGAACAGTTTCAGGACGGATAATATCAGAATCACTATTCATTTGTAAAGCTAAGTTAATGAATTGCTGACAGGAATATTCAACTAATTCATGAAGAGGAACTTTTTCATCTGGTTTATTTTCTGGATCAGGAATGTGATGACCATTAAAGAGTTGGAATAATTCTTTACGAGGTGGAAGATCATATTTCTTCTCATCGACAATACGAAGTTTTTCACGATACATTTGAGATAGTCGAAATAATTCAAAAAAATTAACATCATCGATTTGAACGATATAAAATGTCTCATCATTAATGATTGATTGAAGCTGAATGTCATTCTTTATATCAGCACCATTATTAATAGCCCATTTCAAAATATTGTTTGATCCTGATTCTTTAATGTTAGAAATAATCATAAATAACAACCTCCATTTTATGTTATATTTATAAATGATATATTATAAATATATCGAACTGAATCATGGTTTTTAAAAAGAAAGGTGGGATAATTAATGGGATCATTTAGAGAAAATTTTGATCCAGCTGATATTACTAGAGATGACATGAATCAACTCGCTGAAATTTTCGAAGAGTATATTAATATGCTTGAGAAAGTCATGATTATTCCAGATGATATTTATGACGAATGCAAGAAGAATATTGATGAAGCTATAAAACGAGTTCGAAAGTTGATTAAAAAGTTAAGGAAAGGAGATAAAAGTGTTTTTAAAGATGAAGATGAATGGAACAACTTGGTTTAATTATTATAAGGAGGATAGTGTGATATGAACAAGGTTAATCTAACAATTCATATTATTCCTGGCGATAAAGTAATGAATACCATTAAAGAATTCGATCCTGCCAGGGATGGTAAATTACTTTCAACAGAGAGTAATATTAAAGTAAATAAAGCGGCATACGGATTTTCGATTATCTACAATGAAGAAACATTTGAAGAACTAAGTCCGTCAGTATTTCTCACAACATTGATTAAATTATTCAGTGATAAATTGGGTACAGATACAATTGTTAATACATCATTAAATTATCATTATGAAGATGAAGAGTTTGATACAGATGTAGCTAAATCCGTACTTGATATGGATGATGTAATGAAAAAGATTTATGAAAGTTCACGTATAAATACATTTATGTATGAACGATCTGAAAATGTATATTCTGTATATGAAGATTGGAAATCAGAAATGCAGGATGTTGAAAATGATGATGATGAAAGTTTTGATCCGGAAGATCTGGAATATGATGATTCATATGATGATGTTTCATCTGTATTTGATCGTTTCATTTCTCCATATATGGAAGACGATTACGATGACGATGATGAAAGTCCAAAGAAGAAATCTCATGATGTATATGGACAGTCAAGAGTTTTCAGAGAAGCTAAAAATCCTAAGAGAGCTATTAACCGTCATGGTGTAGTTATTGCCGATTCAAAGGATGATATTAAGAAAGACGAAAAGATTATTAAATCTTTCCTTAAGGAATTCATTCCTGGCAATGCTGATTGGAAGAAAGAATTTAGAAATGATTTGGCAAAACGCTGGATTAAAATGTATGCTGTAAGCAAGAAACAGTTAAAACATTTAGAAAAAGAACACAGACGATCTAAATCTAGTAAAAAGAAATCTAAAGCAGATGACAGAGTGTTAGATCTCACAAGACGTTTATTAACAGTTCCAGTTGATAGATGGTCTGATCCAACTAAATAAGTTTAAGGAGGAAACATAAAATGAGTGACAAAAAGAATGAAATTGCTAATAGTAATTCTGTATTAGTACAGAACTTAGCACAGCTGGTAACATTGGATGGAATGCAGAAGTATTTACTTGGTACAAAGAAGAACGGTACTCCGAGAGCAGTGTATGATGTAGTAAAAGATTATACTCAACCTAAGAAGAAAAAGAAGGATAAAAAGAAAGGTAAGAAACATAAAGATTCCAATAGTACTTACTCTTTCTATATTGAATCAAAGAAAGGTAAGAAGAAAAAGAAAAACAAGAAGAAAGGTAAGCATTGGCATATCTAATCTTCTTGTAATTCGGAATAAAATAAATTTGAATGGGCGACAAACAGCCCATTCAAATTTTTATATTTGGAGGTGATTTGAAGAGTGATTAAAGGTAAAAATCCAACACTCTTAAAGGTCACATATGTTAGACCTGATAGAAAGAGAGAAATAAAAGAATGTTTCCAAGTTATTTATATGGATGATGATGAAAATGTTCATTATGCTGAAGAACCTGGAGAAGCTGATATCTATATAGTGAAACCTGAATATCGTACGTATACCTATAATAAGCCTGAGGAACGTATGGAGAAAATGGATAAAATCCGTGTCCCTATTTCAGAAATACGATGGAAGATCTCTCAGGAAGCTGGTAACTGGGGTAGAGCTATTAGAGAAGCTTCGGTTGAGCATCGAGATGCAAAGATATTGAATCAGTTGTATAAATGGCCATATGCATATGGATGTGATTTTCAACCAGAATATTATTATTACAAGAACTGGTATGAAAGATATCCATTAAATACACCAAAACTTACTAGAGCATTCCTAGATATAGAGATCGATCAGATCGATTACATCGTTGACATGGATAATGTTAAGGATACTGCATATGCACCTGTAAACTTAGTAACTGTATTGTTAGAAGCTACTAAAGATGTGTATACATTTATTCTTAGGCCATTTAAACCTGTAAGATCTGGTCGATCTGATGAAGAATGGAATAAACGTATTCAGATGTATGAACATCAAGTAAAACAACATGAATATATGATGAATCATTTGGATGAATTCTATGATAAATGCCATAAAGATTTCGATCAAATATATGGACATTTGAATTATCATATCAGAGAATATGAACGAGAAATAGAACTGATTGCAGACGTGTTTAGATTAATAAATACAAGAAAACCAAACTTCTGTGAGATATGGAATATGCGTTTCGATATTGCGTACCTATGTGCAAGAGTAGAAACCCTTGGATATGATCCTACATCTATTATGTGTCATAAAGATATTCCAAATCCAGTTTGTAGATTCATAGCTGATAAATCAACATATCAGTTAGAAAAACAATTTGATTTCTTTTATTGCAGTTCTTATACCCAGTTTATATGCCAAATGAGGCTTTATGCGAGTATTAGAAAGAGCCAACATAAACTACGATCAGTAAAATTAAATGATATCGGTGATCGTGAATTAAGAGATAAGAAAGTTGAATATCCAGACGCAGCAAACATCATTACATTTCCATATACAGACTGGGGTCTGTTCTGGGCATATAACATCAAAGACGTACTCATTCAGTACGGCATAGAAAGAAAATGTAATGATTTAACAACTTACTATATGCGAAGTCATTCAAATTTAACTCCGTATAATAAAATCTTTAGAGAAACACATCTACTCCGTAACGTACGAGAAATGTATTTCGAAAAAGATGGATGGGTTCAAGGAAACAATCTAAACATTATTGACGAACATCAGAATGAATTGGAAAGAAGATTCTTTGGATCTGATGAAGATGAAGAAGAGAATTCTAGTTTCAAAGGAGCTATTAATGCCGAACCAACGATGAATGATCGTGTTGGTAAACCAGTATTAGGAGTTCCATCAAATAATATTTATGAAAACTCAATGGACTATGATATGGGTGCTTTCTATCCTTCAATTAAGATTGCATCTAATATGGATCCGATAACACTGAAATACAAAGCATCATTTGATAATGATGAATTTATCAGTGGAGAATTCTCTAATAGATCATTGAATCAGAAATATGAAGAAAAGGATAAAAATAATAAGTTAAGAAAGTTAGATATTACTGGAGAAGCAGTGAACACATTTGCATCAAAGAATATTCTAACATTTGCTTATAATTTCCTTGGACTTCCGAATATTGCCCAATTGTATGGAATGGTAAAGAAATATATCCAAAATAAATACAATTAAAGAAAAGGAGTCGTAATGACTCCTTTTCTTTTTATAACATTTTCATTAATCTTTTTAAATTCTTATTTACGCATCTATCTATAATATAACGAATTTAGAAATGATATATTCTGAAGTTGTATCAAAGTAATGAGTAGCTACTCATGGAAAGGAGCATTTAAAATATGAAAATTTATAGAAACAGAGGTGGATATTATGGCGGCTAAATATGTAGACGACGTGTTTGATCACTTGAAAAGTGATATTCAAAAAATTAGAGTAAGACATCGTCAATATATTTCATATTCTAATGAAGCTGGTGCAAAATCAGTAGTAGATGAAATTCTCTATAATGCATTGGATGAATGTAGAACTCCACGTTCTCCTGGTAATACAATTCATGTTGAGTTTGATGAAAGAACTGGTTTTATTACGATCGAAGATAACGGTAGAGGTATTCCTACTCACCTATTAGAAGATATTTATACTAGTTTGAACATGGGATCGAATATAAATACTAGTAATAAAGCTTCTCTTAAAGCAGAAACATTGGGTCAAAATGGTACTGGCACTTTGGCAATCTGTGGTCTTGCTGAACACGTTGAAATTACGTCATATCGTGGTGGTACTGAAAATAAACAGAAAACATTAGTCTTTGAAGAAGGTGTAAAGATTAATGAGTATGAATCTCCATGTGTTCCAGATAAACATGGTATGTCCATCATGTACAAACCTTCCAAGGTAATGGGTAAAAATACCAAGATTATATGGAAAGATGTAAGACATAATTTATTGAATCTTCAATATCTTAATAAAAAGAAAATTAAGATGGATTCTGTTTATTACGATGCAAAGGGAAATGTTACAAGAGAAAAATACAAGATTGCTCCATTTGAAGACATTCTTGATCGTAATGAAAAAGATAAAATGATCAGTCAGAAGTATTGTTTGACTATTGATGCTGATGATGTTATTGAAGAACTTGATGGTGAAAATGTTAAGCGTTTCTTGTCTATGGATGTTGCGTTTGTGTTTACTTCTTCATTGAATCCATACATTGATAGTTTCAGTAACTCAAATAATACTGTTGATAATGGTCATCATTTAGAAGGAGCTATGGAAGCGATTTGTAGATTCTTACAGACTGCTACAAAGAATTCTTTAGGAGAAAAAGAAAAAGATAAGCTTGATATTAAGTGGGATGATGTACGTACAGGTCTATCTATCAGTGTAGCTCTTAGAACAAACTTCGAGAGACTATATACTGGGCAGACTAAACATAAAGTTGTATCTGAAGATATTAAACGAATCATTGTGAGTCTATTATCAGATGCACTTGGAACATATTTCACAGGAAAAAATCAAGCTCAACTTAAAGAGTTGACTACAATTGTCAAGATGAATGCAAGAGCTAGACGTGAAGGGGATAAAGTACGTTCTGCTGTCGTAAAAAATACATTGACAAACTGGTCATCTTATAAGATGAAGAATTTTGATCCTTGTACGAATAAAGGAAAAGAGTACAAAGAGCTATTCATCATCGAAGGAGATCGAGTGGTCTCGTAACTAATTGAACTGTCGGGAACATCTTGTTAGACTAACACTACTAACCATAGATAGTGATATACTATGGGGCAATGGGTAATTCCAAAGGTATAGTAAAAAGGTGTTAGGTAGAGAAAATCCGCAGCTAAAATTCATATCATATCAATTTGAAAAAGGTGGTGATAAATTATGGATATCAAAAGTTTGATAGAAATCCCACATTATACAAATTTTCGAATTGATAAAATGTATAATATTTATATTATAGAAAACGATGAAATCAAAGATATTATTCCATATATTAATGCTAAATTTATTTATAAAGATAAAATATTTTATATAATTAATTTAGTTAATATTACATTTTACGGAACAGAAAATAGATTTGAATTTATGTCTTATATAAAAATATCTGAAAATGAAATTGAAAGTAATAATGTAAAATTCAGATCGATTCCTGGAGTAGTGGATGGATATTTTATTTCAGAAAATGGAATAGTATTTTCAACATTTACTAATAAAATTTTGAAACAAGAAATAGATGATGATGGATATCATAGAATATCATTTCCATATTCACATTTAACGCATATGGCAATTCATAGATTGACATATAAAGCTTGGAAAGGTAAAATTCCAAAAGGTTATGTAATTCATCATGAAGATAATGTTAAATGGAATAATAATATAAATAATCTTCAATTAACAACACCATTTCTCAATAGTAGATATGCAGCTGAGGAAGGATTATATCAGAGAACATTTGAATGGACAAGTGAAATTGTTCATCATGTATGTAGAATGATGGAAGAAGATATATGTGTTAAAGATATTGCTGCATACTATAATATATTTCCTGAAGATAAAAGAGTATACAAAAATTTCAGAAATCAACTTTATAATTTTAGAACACATCAACGATCATGGATTGATATCACTTCACAATATAATTTTAATGATTATACGGGTAATATACGACCTGATTCAAAATATAGAGTAAGTGATATCAATACAATGAGGGAAATGTATAAATCAGGAAAAAGTATTGATGAGATATTCTCAATTTATAATAAGACATCTAGATCTTATCTTGTTTCAATATTAAAAGGTAGAAAATGTACAAAAGTGATATGATATGAATAAAGTTCAACGACTATCGAAAGCATAGTATTAATAGAAATATTAATATGAAGAAGTGAGTAGAGTAGCCCTCAAGCTAATGGAGGTCAGTTTAAATCCTGCAAGGGACTGAGGTAACGCGAAGTGGTTAGTATAAAAGATATAGTCTCATCTGACATTTATGTCACTTCATCTGTTGAGATACAGATGTCGTACTACGAGAGTAGTAGCAGAGTTAAAAGCTCGGTACTGTAGTTGCGATACAGTATGAAGATAAATGTCCGCCAAGGGTTCGCTAAAACAGGCTAGAGATCCAAGATTTCAAGCACTCTTTGCAATCCGTGGCGTCAGTGCGAATGTTTTCAAGATGACTTTAGATCAGATTGTAGGTCCGAAGGGTAATAAGGAATTTACAGATCTAATCACTGTCATGGGATGTAACGCAGGTGTAAAATTTGATATGTCAAAATTGAATTACGACAAAATTATTATTGCATCTGATGCTGACGTAGACGGATACTTTATTAGAAGCTTATTATTAGCTTTCTTCTTTAAACTCTATCCAGATATTATCAAAGATGGAAGACTGTTTATAGCAGAACCTCCTCTTTACAGAGTAGATGATAAAAAAGATCCTTTCGTAATTAATAAAAAGGAATATATCGAGAGATATGTCCAAGCAGCTCTTAAGGACTACAAGTTAGGATATCAAATGACTGAAGATGAAAATTCAATTGAATATCTTTCTAAGAGTCAGTTGACAGAATTCTTAGGTCAGACAACTAACTATGTTGATGATATCCGATTACTTGTAGAGCATTATAAGACAAATGATAGACTTCTTGAAATTATTCTGGAAGAATGTGCATTGATGAAATTTGAATTCCATAAAGATATTGAATCACAGATTAAATCTATTAACATTCAACATTTAATGGATCGAATTGGAATTGAATTCCCTGAACTCTATTATGATGATAACACTAAACTCATCAAAGGCTCAATCAATGCAAAATTACAAGTATTTGAAATTTCAGTAGATTTCATCAAGAGATCTAAGGAATTAATTCAAATTCTTACGGAATGGATGCCAGGTGAAAATGGTTATCTTATTCTGAGAAATAATAAGACTGGTATGGAAAATAAATTATCAGTACTTGGAACATTAAAAATGTTAAAGAAATATCAACCTAACGTTCTTCATCGTTTTAAAGGTCTTGGAGAAAATGATGAAGCTGATATTCGTACTACTATTATGGATCCAAATACCAGAAGTTTAGTACGTGTAAATTTAGGTGATATTGAAAATGACATGAAGATTTTCCAAATGCTACGTGGAGGTAATCCTGCAGACGTTCTTGCAAGACGTAGCTTAATTAGAGAATTCGTGGTAGATCGTGATACAATCGATACGTAATAAATTATATATTCTCTAATTAGAGTAACAGAAATATCAACTCAATAAATTCATTTTAACACAAGGAGGATATTAAAAATGCCTAGAAAGCCAAAAGAAGTGGAACAGGAAATTGATGTAAAGAAAGAGGTCAAGAAGCAGACTTTTGCGACTCGTTGGTTTAAAGATTATGCAGTAAATGATGCGAGAGAACTAAAGTTTGTTTGTGATCTAACATCCAGATCAGCTGAAGAACAGTTTTCTATGTACCTGAAATCCGGTAATACTGAAGTATACGCAGTTGTATTCTATGCAACATTCGTTACCATTCTTGAATTCATCAGATCTAAACAGAAGAGTTATAATAACTTTACTATGGAAATTTTCAATTCTATCAACATTGGTTATACCAATAATGATGATGAAGAGAATGAAAAAGTTGGTAACTTTATGCCAATCATGGAATATATTTCTATCAACAGAAATATCATCGATGATGATCCTCGTATTGGTGTAGACAAGACTCGTGAAAATTTCATTCGTTGGAAGCAGCTGAATTCTAAGAAAGAAGTAGAATATTATAAAGAGATTCAGGAGAAAGCATATGAACGTCTTCAGACTGAATATAAAACCAGCTTGCGTACATCAGAAGCAGTAATTCCGCTTTTCTGTATATTTATGGATAATATTACAAACGTTCTGAAAGTAAAGTTCAAAGAAGCTCTCGGTACAGATGTTTCTGAAGTACAGATGAACGTTCTTGGATTGTTCGATGTATTCTATTCCTATGATGAGGAAGAGGGACAGGAACACATTGAATTTCAACCAAACATTGCAATGAAACTTAAATTGAAGAATGATGAAAATGCAAGTCGTGGTAAATAAGTAATATAAACAAGAAATGAAGATGAGGTGGACATGTCCACCTCATCTTTTTGTATTATTTACATCCATTCTCCAATTCCATAATCCATATCTAAATGGAAAGTATCACGCCATTTATCCAGAAGAGTATTACGATCAGCATCTGCAGACTGATAATCATCCAATTTTAGATTAATTTGTCCAAATGCTGTTGGAATACCATCGTACAATTTTAGATTATTATATAAGAATACCTTCATATCAAGGGTAGCAAGTTCCATGAATGAATCATAATATCCTTCCGGTATAGATTCACCATTGGGTTCATGTTGACATGCCACTTTGAAATGAAGTCTTGTCTTAGGCCATCCATATAGGCGGATTTTATTATGACCTAGATATTCAAAAGTTGGTTCAGCTCTCATTTGACCAGCTACCATCATATATGCTTGACTTGTTAATACACCTTGAACAGATCTATTGATACCATAAGCTGGAGCGATGTCACCAAAAGTACCTCTATTATTCTGGAAAGGTAGATTAACGTCAACGACGTACATTACCGGAGTTAATGTTAAATAATGTGGAAGTAAATAAATAGCTTGATCTTCATCAACTAATTTCATTTTACTTATATTACATTCACATTCTCTAATCCATGGAGCAAATTGAGAGAATATAGGAATTGTCATATTTACTAATACTTCTCTGATAACATTCTCTGTTGGGATTGGATCTCCAGTCTGTTCATCTTTAAAGGGTAAAGTCAATCCATATAGACCTAATTGCATTTTTAACTGAGTAACTGCTTTAGATAAATTCATATTTAAACCTCCAATTCATACTAAATATAATTAATGAGCAGTTTGATAATTTTAAAAGAAAGGAAAAGTGTTATGTTGTTCAATAAAGATTTACAAATAGCAAATATTTTACCTACAACATTATTGGATTATCCAGGACATATTGCATGCGTAGTTTATACTGCTGGATGTAATTTAAGATGTCCGTTTTGTCATAATTCTAGTTTAATGGAACCTGGTATGTTTTCTAAATTCGATATCTCTTACTTAATGGATTTCCTAAAGAAAAGGTCTGATAAATTAGAAGGTGTTGTATTTACTGGAGGAGAGCCATTAATGTATGATATTGAGGAAATATTCAGAGATATTAAACGTCTTGGTTACAAAATTAAACTTGATACAAATGGAATTTTATCAAGTCCATTATCATATTTAATTGATAAGCGACTAGTAGATTATGTGGCTATGGATATAAAAAATAACATTGGAAAATATCCTCAGACTGTAGGTAAATTTGCTGTACCAATTACAGATATTACTGATTCTATTGATGCAATTATGTTAGGTGGCGAATATAGTGATTGCGATTATGAATTCAGAACTACTGTAGTCGAGCAACTTCATGATGATGAATCATTTATAGGAATTAGAGAGATGATTAATGGTGCTGATAAATATTACCTACAACCATTCAAAGATAGTCCTGAAGTAAAATTCAAATCTCTCACTACACCATCTTTAGAAGATCTAAAAAGATATAAAAGACTGATGTATGGATATGTAAAAAATACAGAAATAAGAGGATGATATAGAATGGGTGGAATTTTCCACCCATTCTATATTTTTTAATTACAGGAATACAGGTTTTGGTTGTACCTTTTCATTTCTCAAACGTTGACGTGCGTTGTATCCAGAAGCCCATAAAATTTTATCCATAACAGGATTAAATGATTCCTGTAATTTTTCAACAAAATGATCTGCCATATCATTTACATCACCGATAGACTCTTGATCAATATCAGCAACAGACATAGATTCTTTAATCTCATCTAATGTTTTAATCAAAGAATCTGTTCTCTTAATATATGATTCAATAAAAGCTGGAATCTCATTATATCCTAACTTGCATTCACTGAATACATTACTATCAATAAATTTATAAGTCAAGGATTTAATATCTGACTGAGATGATGCATTAGGATTAGTCTTTTCGGTAATTTTATAATTAGCATACCCTTTCATATAACTTTCCATTTTATCAAATGCATCAATGATGTTAAACGCATTAATACTATGACCGTTTTCAACTAATCCAATTTCCTTAGAAATTCTATCTATGGATTCCATTGCTTCACGGTTATAAGTTTCATAAAAACTTTTGATAACATTATCTATTTTCATAATGAAATCTCCTTTCAACGTATACTTGAATATTAAATTATATTCATGTCCTAACTATATATTTTAATCTGAGAAAATATGTAAATCGTATAAGCATGATTTTTCGATTATATATTATTAATGTGAATATGAGGAAACAAAGAATCATTTTTAAAGACCCTTACAGCAATTAAAATTCTTATATTATATGAAAAAGAATATGGGTCTTATGAAAATAATTACAGAAATCACTCACAGCAATTATTACATAAAAGGCAACATTAAGGATCTGCCAGATCCAAAAATGTGATTTATGGTAATTATTCAAAGAAAGTAATAATGGACTCACACAGCAATCAATTACTAAATAAAAACAGTAAAAGATATAAAAATAAAAAGTGTGTGAGATAATGATTCATAATTCGACACCCCGCGAATATGAGTTTGGGAGATGAGTAAAATGTAATTCCTTCTCAGAATTATAATTTACATTAATTTCAAAAATTAAAAGAGTCCTATGTTTACTTTCTTTACAAAAATGATTCTTCCTCATAATCATCATATTTTGGACGCGTACAGCAAATCATTATGTATAAATTATATGAATACAAAAAAATGCGTCCTATGACTCCAATTATTGACAACAAGTCATGTACAGCAAACATTATTCTTGAATTATATGAAAAAGAAAATTGTGACTTATGGTCAATAATCAACTACATTCAACACAATAAGGAGGTACGTCAAATGACAAACTTTGCAAACAACCTGAAAGCCGTTAGTGATTCCATTAACAACAGAGCTTTCACTGAAAACGGAGCAGCAGCTTACAAGACCACTGGGAGGTCCTTACTGGACCTCAATTTTTCTATTCCTGCGATGAGAAAAATGACTGATGATGAGATCATCAAGAAGTGGTCCATTGCTTATGATGAGACTCCGGAATTAGCCATGAGATGGCTTTTCTTCCTCCGTGATCCCCGCGGAGGAATGGGAGAACGTCGTGCGTTTAGAGTCATTCTTAAATGGATGGCTATGTACTACCCTGAGCTGATTTCGAAACTGGTTAGAGTTAGAATCAGAAACAACGAGACAGAAACTATTGAAGAACTCATTCCTTTCTATGGTCGGTGGGATGATCTGATGAAATTGACAGATTCTTCAGTTGAATTCAGCTACAAGGTTTACAAAGCCATCAATGATCAGTTTAAAGATGACCTCGCAAATATGCACAAAGGTTATCGTGTTTCTCTTCTGGCTAAGTGGTTACCTTCTCTTAGCAACAAAAACCAGAAGGCAGCTGCTCGTAAGATGGCGAAGAAACTTGGTTTACTGGAGACTCCATACCGCAAGCTAGTTGCACAGCTTCGCAGATACATCGATGTCACAGAGGTGAAGATGTCTAATGGACAATGGGGTGAAATCAAATATCCTAACGTACCTGGACGTGCTGGTATGATCTATCGAAATGCTTTCATGAAGCATGACGAGGAACGCTACACACAGTTCATCGAGGATGTCAACTCTGGAAAAGAGAAGATGAATGCTGCCACACTGTTTCCTCATGAGATCGTTTCCAAAATCCGAAGAGTTGGATATAACCGAGAGGACGTCAGTACACTTGAAGCAATGTGGAAGTGTTTACCTAATCTTATTCCAGCAGGAACCGGTGGTACCCTTGTAGTTAGAGATGGTTCTGGATCTATGGAAACAGGTGTTGGAAAGGATAGTAAAGTGTCCGCTGCAGATGTAGCAGATGCACTGTCTCTTTACTTTGCTGAAAAACTGAGTGGTGAATTCCATAATAAGTTAGTAAGCTTTAGTGAACATCCTGTATTCATTGATCTTGACAATGCTCGTAGTCAGTCAGTTGCTGACAGAATGAACTACATGAGTAGATTCCATGAAGTTGCAAACACAAATATTGAAGCAGTGTTCAATATGGTTTTGGATACAGCTGTAAGATTTCATATGAAGCAAGAATCTCTTCCTGCGAATATCCTCATTATTTCTGATATGGAATTTGATGGATGTGTTTGTGACGATGAAGGATGGAGACTCAGTCATCGTAGTGATTCTACAACGTTGTTTGATAATATCAAGCAGCATTACTCAAATCTCGGATACAAGCTTCCTAAGGTAATCTTCTGGAATGTAAATTCTAGGAGCGGAGCAATTCCGATGACTGAAAATGAACTCGGAGTTACCTTAGTATCTGGCTTCTCTCTGAACCTTGTAAAGATGGTGATGAGTAACAAGATGGATCCTTGGGATTGCCTAGTGGAACAGCTGTTGAATCCTCGATACAACCATGTTTCTGACGCTCTTGACCACAATAACGCCTTGTACCAGCTTAGGCTGATTCATGGTATGTAATACCTGTTTACAACCCAAGGGTGCATGATGCACCCTTGGGTTCTATATAACAATTTTATTTTCTATAAGGAGGAAAATTAACATGACACCAATTTTATTTAACGAAGGAATGGAACTCGCAGAAGGGCAGAAAAAAGCTACATGTAAAAATTGTAATAAGGTTTATGTAGTTACTGAGGAAACCGATGTGGAAAATTTCACATGTCCTGATTGTATCAATATGAACAATGATATTGCTTCCGCAGCCGTAGATATGAAGACTAATCAGAGTGACGAATTAAAGAAAGCTCTCGGTGAATAATATCAGCCAGTGATTAGCAGTAAAGGGTGGGAGGAATGTTCCTCCCACCCTTTCTTTTTTATTCAGTTATCTCTGCATTCTTAACATTGTCAATTGCAGTTTCAGCAATTTTAGTTACAGCATCTTTAATTTCTTTAGAACTTACAATAGCAGATGGATTTTCAATGTAATATTTAATACTATCATTTTTAGACCATTTCTCTTTAGCCTCTGATAATACAGCCTCAATCATTTTCTCAATATCTTTAGCTGTAAATAAGAATTGAATACATGTAGGAATTCGTTCGTAAATCCAACCTGCAACGGCAGAGTATTTAAGAACTCCAGTTCCATCACCATACTGATGTTCTGCTTCAGTAACCAAACCAAAAAGAATTTCCTTCAATTTAGCAGTTTCTCCACGTTTAACCATAAATAAAATTGCAATGATTAAAGCAGCTACTAAAACAATGTTATCAATGTTCTGAATAATGAAATTTACTACTGACATAAAACATCACCCTTTCTATTAAGATTATATTAAAGTCATGAATTATATATTATGAAATAAAGGAGGTGAATATAATATGATTAAACAGAATAAAAAAGATGATAACTATAAACATGAACCACGTAAGAATGAAGAAAATAAAGCTGAAAAGTTTTTAAAGAAAATTTTAAATAAGTATAAGAAGAAATGATATAAGAGGAAGGGATCACTCCCTTCCTCTATTTTTTATTTTGTTACAGATGTTACACCTACTCGACTAAGTTTCAAATATGGTTTACGATAGAATTCACTTTTTTTCCGTGTAATAAATATTTGATTATACGGAAAATGAACTTTTTCATCTTCAACAAATTTGAACTGAGTTCTTTTTCCAGAATCATCAACGCAGTTGGGATCGTTACATATATAATGTGTATCACCTACAGCGGAGACGTTATCTTTAAAACATCTCGGACATTGCATAACAATCCCTCCTTAATGTTTAATTATTCTGCATCAGCAGCAAGCATCTCTTCTACAGCTGCACGCCAAGCTGCAGGTACTTCATCAATAGTTCTAAGACCCTTCTTGATAAGATTGTAATATACTTTAGCCATAACATTGATCTCCTTTCAAAAAATAATTTTCATTTTACATGGATTAAGCCATCATTGCTTCAGCAAGTTCTGCAAGAGCAAGTTCCATATTAGTATTGCTTGCGTCAACCATCTCAGCAAGTTCTGCTAATGCCAACTGAACTTCAACGTCGGCATCCTGAAGGGCATTAGCTACTACATAAAGAGCATATTCCTGTTTAGAAAGTCTAGCTTCCTCAAACTCGAATGTAGTAACGTCATTACCTTCCTGATCTTTTTCCATAACTTCTTTGATGTTCTGACGAACGAATACCTGAGTTTTGGAACTAGTTTTGTCTAGCAATTCAGGTCGAATGCTAGAACGACTTGTTTTGAATTTTACTTCCATAGTTATGCTGCCTCCTTTAATTCTAGAATTTTGAGCATTTCTGAGTGCTTCTTATCATATTGTGAAATACGCTTCCTACATTTCTTGAAGTTTATATAAGGAGCTATGTATTTCTTATATACGTTGTAAGTGTCAGTCCAATCTATCCATCCTAACCAAGCCATTAGTTGTCTTGCATCATGAATTGTGAACTTACCTTTCTTTTCTATCTTCTTAGCTTTTCGTGTTAATCTTAACATTATATTTTTACGTAAAGTGATTTTATCTCTATAGAATTTAAATCCAACGAAATCAAGGGCTCTACCCTTATGTTTACCATTCTTAATATAATCAAATCTAAATAATTGCCAATTTTCTTTCAATTTAAGTTTGAGTTTATCTCGTAAAAAGTTTTCAATTGCTTCTTTAGCTTTATGAAGTTTCTTCTTATTGGATCCAAACAAGACCATATCATCCATGTATCTTACATAATATTTTACTTTTAAAACTTCTTTAATGAAGTGATCTAATGGTTGTAATAACCAATTTGCAAACCAATGTGACGTATAAAATCCTAAAGGTATTCCATTATCGGAAGCATCTATAATTTCATCTACAACTTTTAAAAATCGTTTATCTCGTATAGTTTTATGAAGTTTTTCTTTGAGTATATCATGATTAATTGAATTAAAGAATTTTTTGATGTCTAATTTTAAACAGTATTTCACATTCTTTGGATCTTTCTTGATCCATGCTTTCATCTTTTTCATGGCTTTATGTAAGCCTCGTCCAGGAATCGAAGAGTATGTGTGCTTATACATACCCTTCGTGAATATTTCGGTCATTACTTCAACGACCATATGATGTATTACGTGTTCCTTAAATCTAGGAACTATTATAAGCCTTTCTTTACCAGAATTACCATCTAATATTTTAATTTCTTCATGTGAACAATTTTTGAAATTCAGTGCGTAATCATGGATTATATCGACGAACTTGTCGATATTCTCCATGACACGTTTAACTGATTTTCGTTTCTTTTTACCAATGGCAGCACGCTTTATACATAATCTTATATTGTCTTTAGAAATGAATTTCTCCCAGAGATAACCATATGATTTCATGTTACAAAGTAACCTCGATTCCTTAAATACAAATATAGCCCGTTATTTTTAACCCT